CATTAGACCGTATATAGTCTACAACATCCCGTAAAAAATACTTAGATATAGTTGCTAAGGTACAAGAATCTACCCCAAGAGTCTTCCCTAAGGTATCTTTTACATGCTCTATGTAACTGAACTCTAAATTACCATTCATAATATCTCCTTAGCTAATCAGTCTACGACTACCCAGTTATAGGCCTGTAAAACCTTTAACTTATTATTTGCATTTTTTACCAAATCAGAAATATCGAATAAGTAACCAGTCAACTCATCTTTGTATCTCTTTAGGTTATTTTTGAAGTTATTTATGAGTACATAGTCTGTTTTAGAAGTAATCTGAATATGTATCATGTCTTCTATCCCACTCAAGGCCACTTTAACCCGTAACTTGATATTTAATAGGTAATCTATTAAGTCTGTTAATTCCTTAGAAATAGAATAGTTGATGTTAAACCTTCCTTTTATATCATCAAACTTAGGTAACTCAGGAATTTTTCTGTTATCATCCGTGAACTTAGAGTACATTTCATCAATCCGTACCCGAATATCCTTCATAATTTTAGTTGTTTCTGTATCCATAGATAATATGGAATTTTCAAGAGAAGAACTCATATTATATAGCTCCCTTTCCGATAGAGTATAGTAAATACTTTAATCTCTTTTCCCTGTCTTCATCAGACTTCACTTTCATCTTATACACTTTATACAGTATCTTTCTAATAGACCCACCAAAAGATTTATTGAAATCATTTAATAACATGAGGTACTTGCCACTAGATGAAGACACCATACCCACATTCATTGACTTTTCAATGAAACTTAGAACCCCACTCATGATATACGCATCTGAAAAGTTTTCCATTAAAGAGTAGTACACCTTAAAAATATCACTTCGATTCTTACCGAGAACCTTATACAAATCCCATAAAGTGACGTCAGAAGAATCAAACTTACTTTTTCCTATGACCCAGTATCTTTTAAAGAAGTCATAGAACTCTTCATCTGTCATAGATTCTACAGCATTTTGAACGGTTTTAGGTATCCTTCTATTCCATTTACTGAATAGTACCTTTAGTTGCGTATCCCTAGAAGTAAAATCTATATCCTGTAACCCCACATTACTTACAGCAATGAAACTTTTCGTACCATGAGCTAGTCTTTCCTTCAGGTCACTGGAATATTTCCCAAGGTATAGTACATTATCCTCATAGTTAAACCGTAGTTCTTCTACAGGAATATAGTCCGGATACATGAACTGAACCAACCCTAGAGTGTTTACTGAACCATCTACAACCTTTACTATCTTTCCCACCATAGATAAGTCTTCATTCATTATGAACCACCCTTTGTAGTAATGACATCCAACAACCGTCTGTTCATATAGTCATATGAATTTCCAGACTGCTCTTTCAAAGAATATAAAGAAGGACAGTTATCAGCTAGAAACTGTATTTCCTCATACTCCTTCATTCCATTCTGTTTCTTCTCTTTTAACATAGAATTAGCAGTAGCCATACCCAAGAATTTCAACTCTTTTACTGGATACCATGATTTCATGATAGTCCTCATTCGACTAAGTATAGTACTTAGTACTTTATCATTATAAGATAAAAGAATAAGATTTAGCTTAGACTCTTCTATGAACTTTAACAAGGAGTTCTGACCGATACCAGACAAACTTCCTACCCCCTCCAGAACTAAGAAAGGGTTACGTATTTCATCTATTCCATCATACTCCTGTAATACAGTCCGTACACTATCTAGAGTGTAAATCCTTGTGATATTACCCTTATACACTCTTTTAAAAGCATTTACGTATCTACCTATGAAAAGAATAGGACACCTATTTTCTTCTTTTAGAATGTCGCTAACTTCTTTCTCAAGATTTCCTTCCTTCATAGTACCACACCTCCTTGAATTTAAGTACATATAGATGTAAAAAGAAAAGGTGTATACCACCTAATCTTAATAGTTCACCATATGCAAGAAATCTTCTTCTTTAATTACACAATCACTAGGAGATTTATCTTGTCTGAATCCTAAAAATTGACAGTGATTTAACCTCATATTTCTAGCAGACAAACCCATACCATCTACTTCACATACCCTATTATAAAATTCAGGTCTTAGTACAGGTTCACCATCTATAATATCAGTCATCTCCCGTCTTAATGAAAGAAGGATACCTGAGAATTTACCTATCTCCCTAGGTTCGAGAGTTCCATCTTTCTTTTCGATATACACAGATACAGCTACAGACCCTACTAACCCCTCAAAAGAAGTTCCTACACTACCAGGTTCATACCCAGATATGTAGGCGTCAATAGTATCACCGAACCGTATATCTTCCAGACCATCTACTCGGATATCACCTGTGAACATCTCGTCAAGGTCTATCCCATAATCTTCTGCTTTTACAGCATTTACATAGGACATAGCAGACTTCTTACACTTTACCCACCCTTTAAAATTACGGGTTGTATCCGGAATATAGATACCATCTAACCGTTTAGCTACGGTTCCTTCAAAGTCCCTGCGTATGATACTCTTAAAGAACTCCCTCTTGTTTTTATTGGTATGGGCAACACCACAAATATTAAACCCTATAGATTTCAAGAAATGTATTAACTCTTCAGCTACTTCCCTACGTTTTACAAGAGGCTCATTCAATAACCACTGCTTATCATAGTAAATACAATCAAAACAGTTAAAGGTAAGGTAAATATTATTCTTTCTCTGTATCTCCCTAGCCCTTTCAGGCAAAGACCCTAGAATAGCAGTTACAGCCTGTAACTGAGACTCAGTTTCTACCCCATAAGAATCCATTACAGTACAGATATTCGGACTATCAGAGGTCATCTCACAATCTAAGATAAACTCCTTAGATACCTTATCAGCATCAAATACTGTAGGAAACAATACATTATCCGTAAATGTAATAGGTAGTAAATCTATCTCAGAATTATGACGTGAGTATAACTGAATAGTGTCCCCATCATATACTATGAAACACCGTACCCCATTCAGCTTTTCTTCCATGTCCCACTCTTCAGAATCCCATACTTCCTTCTGCTGTTCTGGTTTGAAGTTATCTATTCGACCAGCCAGCATAGGAGATTTAAGCTTCATAACCATAGACAGATGTTTAGGAATATTATTTATATTACCGTACCTTTGAATAAGGTTATATTCCCTAATAGGTAGTATGTAGTCTTCCTTCTTTAATCTCTTACCATCTTCCCTTTTGGGTATCTCTATCCCTAAGGAGTCTACCATTTTGACTAACTCACTCATCTTCTTACCTACGGATATTACCATAATACACTCCCCTTACTTTTCAGGAATTGTCAGATTGAACTTATTTCGTATCCTATTCTTAATTTCTTCTGACCCCTGCATGTCCTGTTCAGATAACTCAGACATAGTTACCCCCATAGAACTACAGAATTTAACTAGTGTAGAAATAGAAGGACTAGACTTAGACCTAGAGTCCTCACCATGAGCTAAATCTTCTAGTCTACAAATAACATCTCTACTAATACCTGTCCTTTCAGAAAACTTAGCAAGAGTATCTTTTAATAAAACCCGTCTAGTGTACCGTACATTTTTACCGATACATACAAGACATTTATCTAAAACTACACTATCTGTTAACGTATTTTCAGTCATTAACGTCACCTGCCACCTTTCGTACATCAGAAATTAACTCTTCGGCTAATTCCTTATTACTATTATACTTTAGATTAATACTTTTTTCAACTTCTTCTTTAGGCATATTTAGATAAATACCCCACTTAGCAAACTTACCCTGTATTCCTTTATACTTATCAATATCCTTGAAGTCACTATGTACAGGTACATACACTACACTATGAGAAGAATGATTTACCTTATCTAGTAACATATTAGACATCATTCGACTAATGACTAATACACTCTTATAAGGTTTCCCTGTAATGAAAAAACTTAAAGGTATTTCATTATAATCTGTATTTGTCAGAACATCAGACTTACATAAAGTATACTCCCCATTATTACCCTGAATAGCAATATCCAGTTTTTCTTTAGAAGAACCTAGCCTTTCATCTTCAAAAGAAACTAATGTGAATACCTCTTTTTCTATGTCTTTTTTCAATGCATTAAATACATAAGCTTCCTCAAGGAACGGATGTATATCCTTAATATCTTCAAAAATAAACTTATCCACAAAAACCACTCCTCACTTATTCTTTAGAACAACTCCATCATCATAGATAGGTAAATAACCACTACTTAATAAATTAGATACATCTAAACCATCAGAATATTTTATTACTTTCTCATCTTTACTGCTGTAAAAGAATAACCTAGGTTCTACAAATCCACTAATTTCTAATGAACCACTAAGTATAGAAGATAACACTTCCTTAGTGTCATCCCAGTCAAAGATATGAATGCATACGAACCCATGACTATAAGCAAACTTAGATTTCTTCTGATGATAGAACTTATCCTTCGGGTTATTGAATGGGTGCTTATACGAGTTATGATAAGCTGTAGAATCAATCTCTATTAGATAATTACCCACCTTGAAGTCATACCGATAAGAAGTACCACTTTTAACGTCATCTATAGGAAATTCTTCTACATAGTTAATCTTCATGCTATTTAATAAGCCCTTGAAGGAATTATTAGAATATGAATGATTAGGGTTTTTCTTAGAAGATGTACACATAGGTGTATTACAAGCATAAAGAGTATGATACTTAGATAATACAGTATTTTTTATCTTTTCATGGACTTCCCCAGACTGTAATGGGGTTTCAACACCGTATCTTTCTATATTAGTTTTCCCTATCTTCTTCCTAACTTCACTAGATTGAAGTGAGTATTCAACACCATACCTATCTAGGCATGTCTGTCTATTCTTTTCCCTAATCTGTTCGTTCTGCATAGGGTTTTCTACTCCATACCTCTCTAAATTGGTATTCTTTATCTTATCTTTAACTTCTTCTGATTGGAATGGAGTCCCTACCCCATACCTCTCTAAATTGGTATTCTTTATCTTATCTTTTATTTCTTTAGACTGAGATACATTATCTACCCCGTATCTATCTAAACTAGTTTTCCTTATCTTTTCTTTAACCTCTTCTGATTGGAATGGGTTCTCTACCCCAAATTTCTTTAGATTTGTCTGTTTACTCTTTTCCCTAATCTGTTCGTTCTGCATAGGGTTTTCTACTCCATATCTTTCTAAGCATGTTTTCTTAGTCTTATCTTTAATAACAGTAGAACTTGAAGCACGACTATACCCATATCTTTCAAGATTAATATTTTTTATCTTTTCCTGAACTTCTTTAGAACCAAATGAGGAATTAGAACCATACTTCTCTAGAATAGCCTTCCTAGCTTTTTCTTTTACCCCCTCCGACTTAAGATAACACTCTACACCATACTTCTCTAAATTGGTTTTCTTTATCTTTTCTTTAACCTCTTCTGATTGGAATGGATATTCAACACCGTACTTCTTCAGGCTTGTCTGTCTACTCTTTTCCTGAACCCCCTCAAACTGAGATGGAGATTCAACACCATATCTTTCTAAGTTAGTCTGTTTCATTCTTTCCTGAACTTCTTTAGACTTGGAAGGAACGTCTACACCATACTTTTCTAAGCATGTTCGTTTCCTCTTTTTATTTGTTTCGGCTATTAGCTTCTTATCCCTCTTCTTCAGACCACGGACAAAACCTTTGGGTATAGGGTCACCATCTTTTACTACGATATTCACTTTACCATTATTATAGAACTTTTCACCTTTATTTGGCATCTTAATTTCCTCCTTTCTATCCCTATTGAATAGTATACCATTAGTAACCGTAAGTATCCAGTGTTTAACGTTACAGAAGAAAATGAAAGGAAATAGTATGAGAAAGTACACACCTCACTCAATCTTCCCAGAAACTAATAACTATACATAAAATTTGGATACTATCACCTATTTTTGTAACCTGTACAAATTTTTATTGTATTTTTATCAGTCTAACTTAGGTTCATAATGCCATTCCCCAGTCCGATTCCCATTCTCATCAGTGTGCCATACTCTCTCAAAAGCAAACACATTACCCATACTCCACCCTAAAGAGGCTTCTGTAATAATAGGGATGGGCCACTCTTTAATTTTAACTGTCTGATTTTCTTCTATCAACCCTACTAATTCATTAGCCCGGCTTGTTCTGATTCTATTCCCTATTTCATCGTGAATAGTAACCATGAATGAAATATCATTCTCATACTCAGGATTATTATACAAGTTTTTCCATAACCGACACATAACCAATTTTAACATATCCCCAGCGGTTCCCTGGATAACTGTATTCACGGAGGTCCTGTTTGCGAACCCGATATTCCCGTTTTGGTAATAAGACTTTAAACGCCGAGGTCTACCAAAGAATGTGTATGTGGTACCCATCTTCCTAGCCCGTCTCTGAGTTCTGTCAATCCATTGAAACAAAGTGGGTAAGGTATTCTGGAATTTAGCGTAAAACTCTTCAGCCTCGGGTAAAGAATGAATACCAAACTTCTTCCCTACCATAGAACTAGGACCCATACCATAGATTATGCCGAAGTTGAACCCCTTTGCTCTCTTTCGATAGTCCTTATTGTAATTTTGTTCTCCCCAAAGAGCAATCGCCGTAGACTTATGTACATCCTTGCCATGTAAGAAAGCATCTGTCCATATGGGTTCCCGACTAATATTAGAAGTAATACGTAATTCCTGAGCAGCATAGTCACAAGTACAATAACAGAATTCATCTTCCCCTGAGTCTTCATACATTTTAGGTAAGATAGTATCCCTTAGATTAAACTTTGGGTTCATCCCTTCTGCCATTCCAATATAAGAACTATCTTCAGGTACAATGTGGTTCCCGTCTTTATCATACTGACTCATTTTGAACTGATAACCGAACAGAATATTATCTTTCTTTCGGAATAACTTTCTATCCCCTAAATCAAATACATCATACATAGCTACATGAGGTTTCGGAATAGCTTGCAGGTTTACAGGAGAAAAGAAATGATTCTTCCCATCTTTACCACATGCCAAACGACCAGTAGGTGCATCCGTGTTTTTATAGGAGCCACGTAAGAACCCCCTAGAGTTTGCTTCCTTCTGATATACGGAAATATAAGAAGAAAGAAGTTTATACATCTTCTTATATTCTACAAAAGACTTTAAAGCTGGGTATTCATTCAACACTTCTTCTGGTAAATTATTCAATACACTCATACCTGTAGCCATTGTCCCAGAAGCAGTACGTTCCCCTGTATCAATTCCAAGACGAGAAAAAGCCTGAGCTACCTGTCTAGGGGAATTTAGATTAATCTGATATCCTATCATGTCATAGACTTCTTTTTCCAGTCTATCGACTTCTTTCCTAGCATCAATTTCCATCCTATCTAACTTATCTTTATCTAACCAAAGCTTTTCATTCTCGAAATGCATGAGAGGATATAGAACAGCATTATCCAATTTACCAGCCATCTTAGCTTCAATGAAATACTTAGCAGTAGCAGTGACCAATAAATAGGTACATAAAGCATCAGCACCAGCGTAATAAGCTACATCCGGATTTGTAGAAGGATTTAAATAAAAGAAATTACCGGCATTTTCGACTACTTCATCAAAGTGCATCTGAGAAAACCCTAAGAAGTGTTCTGAAGAATACTTCAAGGAAGGCATCTTAATATTTGTATCAGAATTCCATACAGCACAAGCTACGTCGAAGTAACCTACCTTAGACATATCGTACTTGACAAACTTCCACCGCTTTTTATCTAATTCTTCTTTTCTATCCTTGTACCCGATATACTCCATTACTCGCATATCATACCTAGCATTGAACATGAATACCTTCTTCGCTTCTACCATCTTCTGATAAATAAAGTCTACAGAAGCTTCTCCAAGATTATGCTCATAGTCAAAATGGTATACGGGGACATAATATGTATTTTTACCGTCCAGACAGAAAGAATACCCTACTAAATCCAACTCTTCAAAATCAAGACCTGTTGTTTCTGTATCGAAACCCATATAGTAGGATTTTGGTTTTACATCTTTGAATACACCTTCCAACTTTTCCATTGAATCTATCAGTATGAAATTAAAGTTCTTATACCAGTTTTCTACCTTTTTATGGGGTGGAATGAAGTTTGTATATTTTGCTTTAGCTTCCTGCTTACCCATCTTTGCGAACCTCCTCAATGCTCCAGTCAAAGAATACCCCTATATTTTTCTTAGGGTACCCCCCACCTACAAATTTAGGTCTAGTCATATTCAATGTTATAAAATCAGAACTTAAGATATACCTGAACAGTCCTGACAGTTTCTTAGGAACATACCCTATCTTTACTTTCTTCCCTTTAAAGGCATTAGACTTAGCATACACCTTTACAGCGTTCTCATCATATGGATTATCTGCCTCATACTCAAGACGTAGATAAACACTAGAATCCTTATCAGAAGGCAAACTATTCAGATACTGTAGATAATGAAGCACTTTTTCAGAATTAGGTATGAAGGATGTACCTGCTACATTACAAGCACACCAACTCCCACTAGATAGTAATGACTTAACTGCTTTTTCTACTGATATCTGACTCATGATATCCCCCTGTATAGAATTAACTTATATGAATAGAACCTAAAGCAGAAGGTATGAATGACCGTCTCATCCCTAAAATGGGTTGATGAACAAGTATTCCCCTCTGCTTCATGAAATCAACATACTGTCTATAGTTAGAAATCTCTTTATTCAGTAAATACACATCTAAAGAGTGAGTACCTACACAAACCCTGTATGTCTGTTCTGATACTATACTGGCCCATATTAATAAATTAGTGTCATCCTTTATGGACACTTCTCTTTCCAGTTCATCTTCCAGTGTTACCAGACCCCTAGAGTATGTCAAGAAATACAAATCTAGGGAATTTGACATACAGAACTTTGTGATATCTTCCATGTACCCTATGTATCGTACCGCGTCTTTTACCTTCCCTGTGAAAGGAACTCTCTTTATGACGGGTACGATACATAACCCTTTAAATGTTAAATAGTACTCGGATAAAGAACTACCCATTAATAGTCTCCATGACCTTTACCTGTACTGGGTCTACCCCTTCGTTGACGGGATAAGACTGGTATACGTCATCTAAACTATTATACACCTTTCCTCTGGTACCATCAAACGATTCTGTAACTTGATATTTCCCATTCAACAATTTTACTACGGTAACAACTTTCATAGATTGAACCACCTTTCCTTATTCTTCAACTCTAAACCTGTAATCCTTATTAATAATATAGTTAGTCTTACTGACTAATTTACCAAAATTATCATACAAGGGAATTAATGATTCTCCAGCCCTCTGACTTTCCATATTGAATTTAATCAATTCCCCAAGTTCCTTAGGTAAATGACGGAAGATACAATCTCGTCTTCCCACATTCATGAATAATCCCTGACCTGGGACATGAATAGTATTCATATAGATTTCTTCGTAGACCACTTTATAGTTTTCTACGAAAGTATCTTTGATGAACCTTTCAGAATCATCTGAGTACAAACCACTAATTAAATATTTACTATACCCTTCTACATAGGAACCATATAAATCCATCAGATTCATGACTTTCGGGTCATCTGCATATCTGTCATCTTTACTAAAATCAATACTAGCAAGGATATATGTCTTATCTTCCCCAACAGTGAAGACATCGTATGAAATAGAAGGAACATAGTAAACTTTATCATAATGGTTCCCTAAAGGGTCACCCACATCATGAAGTACATACGGAAGGAAAATCTTGTCATTCTTCGTATGTTCGTTCCCTACATCATGAGAGATGTATTTCCAGCTGCCGTATTCTACAGATACCATGGTTATTCCCCTTTCCCGGATAATTCAAGAATCTTATACAAGGCTCTCTTATATTGAGGGAAAGTTACTTCCCTCCGTTTGAAAGAACCAAGAACCTTAGTCATGTAGAAATCCCATTGACTATCTACCTTGATTTCTCCCATATCAGAATCCCTGTTACCTAAGAACTTCAGTTTTTCAGATTTAGGTAACGTCTTCCAAATCTTATCGAATACCCTGTTTACATCCTGATGGTACAAAAATTTAACAGCGTGATAAGCAGAGTACATTTTATTCTCTGAAAAGCAATATAGTAAGTCTGTATCACTATGATACTTTGCAGAGGGTTTACCCCCCATTTCATCATCATGAAATGGGCAATACATTGTTCCACTTCCAACTTCAATACCCAAATTCTTCAATAAAGAATCTAGTCTAAAAAAGTGATTTATAACGTCCATCTTTACCAGAGGTGAAATATCACTCATCACTCCCTTAGAAAAAGAATTCTCTTTAAAAGAATTATGACTCTTAATAACGAAAGAATCACTTTCATTCTCTTTCCCATCAGAGAACCCCTTCACATCCATCAACATGATACTCACCTCCTTACAACCATAGTATACCATATATTTTACTTCATGTAAAGTAAATAAATAGTTACTAAAAAGGACAGTCTTTCAACTGCCCTATGATTATCTAGGCTTCAATGTTATGAGAAGTATAGTACTCGGATAGAATACCCTTACATGTCGTACAAGAAACATCACATTCCCTGCACATACACCTAGCCAACTTCCCTTTTATATCTTTTACTGGATAATCTTGTAACCTAGTAGACACGATATCAGATAGTAGAATATCATCACTTCTATGAATATAAGCATCTACTGTCTTAAATAACCCTTCTACTGAATAAGTATATAACCCTTCTATGATATAGGTTTCAATCAAGTCATCGTAAATCTTCAACCACCTTGGAAGCACCCAGTTCTTACGGAATTCATCGTATGGTCTATTCCACTGACCATATTTCATATACCCTGTACGAGTTACTTTATAGGCATCCTGATTGAAACACATATCTCCATAGTACCTGTTATTATTTACAACAGCTTGGAATTTAGCGTCATACGAGTTTTTATTATAATCCTGCTTTACTTTCTTTAGGTATTCTACGTAATCCCGGTTCCGTAACGTATCCAATGGCAGTATGAAGTCGGATACCTCTATGTCTTCTTCGTAAGAATACATAGCTCTAAGATTAGATAGTCCATATATGATAACGTCATAGTCTGTATTATTCTTAATATAAGAAGCTACCCCGTAATCACAAGTTATGATACCTGTAAAAGAGTACCTATCTAATTCGGGTATCAGAAAAGACTCTATTTCCCCTTTCATAGAGTTATAGTTTGATGGATGGTAAAACTCCGTACAATCTAAGAATATAGGTACATCTTTAGGTCTATATTCTAGAAACTTCTCACAATCTTTATAGTATCCTTCCCCTATATCATCTTGTAAGACAGTATAAGCTATATTCCTATCCCTATCCTTGAATACAGGGTTATTAGCTATGTATATGTAATCTATATCTGATTTTCTATCTTCCAGAAATTGATTATACTTTTTGTAATCTATTCCGTTATATGGAATCGCCAACCCCACAATGAACCCCTCCTTGTATAGTAAACGGGTATCGCTGTAACCTATCATACACTTCCATATAGTTAATTCGATACTTCTTTAAGGTTCTCATGTAAATCTGGTACACTCCCCGCAAAATTGTACATTCTGTATCATCCAGACTTAGATAACACATTTTACACTGGTTTTTCGGTACGATACAACTGTCACACTTGAACTTATTATGAAGTGACCCACGTATGAAAGCATCAGCTTTCTCAAAGTCATCGAAAGAAATAGGAGAATAAGAACATGGAGAGTACTTCCCATCAGCCTGTACTGTAATATAATCATCTCTCCAGCACCCAAACCCTTTATAAGAGAACCAAGTATTCAAGGTTAGTAGTAACATAGAATACCTAGAAATCTTTCCCCGTACAAAGGAATGACAGGCTAACTGTAACCGATAGGTTATATCAGATAAGAACCTATCTATTTGACTATCAGTATAGTGAAATTCTGAACTGGTACCTGTCCTGTGAACTAAATTATAATACGGAAACTTTAGATAACCAAGACCCTCAGATACCTCATCATACATCTTATCTATCTCATCTAAGGTATGTTTTCCATCCCACACACATGAAGTACCTAACTGGTATATCTGTTTCAATCCTTCATATTTCAGACTACCCAGTGTGAACTCATTCACAGACACAGATACAACAAACATATTCCTTAAAGTCTTATCCAGTATATCCCCCTCCATAGTAGACCCGTTGGTTGTAAAGGAGTTACGAACCCCTGCGGGTAACCTGTGTGAAAGGTCTACTATCTTATCCAGATATAGTGTGGTTTCTCCACCCACATAACTGCAAGCCGTGAATCCACCTTCATTAAAGATAGATACTATCTTATCCGGGTTATAGTCTATCTTAGTATTCAGACTGATAGAATGACAGAAAGAACACTTCATATTACAGTCATTCCCAAAATGAACCCGTAACTGTTTGAATGGCATCTGTATTCGTTTATTGTAATTCATGAAGCATCCCCTCAAACTCTTCCAATGTACTACATCCAGATTCCCTAATGATAGAGAATATGCATTCTTCCATACCTACTCTCATCTGACAGGAAGTCGGACTGAAAAACTCTGGTCTTTTGATACATAATTCATTTATCATACATCCAGAACACTTAGGGGAACTACTATTCAAGGATAAATAATTCGACTTATTGAATATTTCAGAAATACCCTCACTATCCCATCGACCTATAGGTGTATAGTCAAAACAGCTACGAATTATAGAACCATCCATCTCTAAGAATAACTCTTCTTTACCTATATGATAATCCATAGACCTTAGGTATTTTAACAGAACATACCTAGCTAATCCAGACCACTTATACGTATTTAAAAACTGATAGAAAGAGTATAAGAAATCATCTATAGGTGTCTCTTTATTCAAGTCTTCACACCCAGCTGACTCTAATAAGGGAGAAATCATCCAATTAAAAGACACATTCCCAAAAGAATTTAAAAAATCAGAGAATATAGATACTACGTTCCAACTATCCTTTGTAATGACAGAACATACACTGAAACGACTTTCAGCTATGAGAGTACTACACCTTTCCCTAACTTTCTTATTATCCAGAATAGTGTACCCCCTAGAGTTATTAGACCCATCATAAGAAACCTGGATATGTATATTCCTTCTATCCTTAATGAACGTATCCCAGATATTATCTTCCTGCAACCCTAAAGAGTTAGTGATGAAATGAATAGTTAACTTTCTATCATCAGCATAGTCATAGAAATAATTTAAATAGTCCGTATATAGAAAAGGTTCCCCACCAACTAAGGTAATTCCTCTCAGACCTTTCAAGGTATCTAAAAACTTTAGAAGCCTAGAAACACTGTCTTTTGTTACTTCCGGGTGTTTTCTGAAAGCTTTATCCCTACAATATAGACAATCCTGGTTACATTTACTTCCCAGGTAAACCCCTACACCCTGTACTTCATAGTACGGGTCATTTTTGTACACTCCCTTGTATCTCATCAAAAATCTCCTTATGTACCTTTGCTACCTTACGACAAAATACATTATCTTCTATCTGGTATACCTTACCACAACAGAATTTAGATTTATACCATTCACACTCTTCAAACAAACAACCAGATTTCTTCCTCAACTCTTTTTCCACATCAAAATCATGACGTATCCCGTCTTTATCTATCTTACCTACCAGAGTATTGGTATTTAAGTTCATAATAGAACCATCTGTAAAAGTTGAAAATCCACTCCGATATCCACCAAAAATAGAAATACACTGATACCCAGCAGAAAATGATCTTACCATAGAATCCCTGTACATATCAAAGTCAAAGTTATTTACATACTTTTCTGTATCTGCATACACCTGCATAGGTGTGAACATATTAGACTTTAGATTATGTAAATACTTTCTAAGGTACCTGTTTGTTTTGAATACATCCTCATTTCCAGAATATACCACACTAGATATAGCATAAGAATCTAAAGACTGTATCAGACGGACTATCTTTTTATCCTTTAAGATATTATATCCCCTAACCCTTTCAGAGTCTTCTCCGTCATTAGATATTATGACATGAACATGGTATCTATTTAATAAGTCTACTATTTCCTCTGTTAATAAGTAAGCATTCGTAAATATCCTTTTAAACATCCCTTGAGTACCATCTAATGAAGATAAAACATACTTTACATCATCTAGATACAACAAAGGCTCCCCCCCAAACAGAGTAAGAGCCGTATTTGTATTTTCCTTATACCTACCCGTGATATACCGGATAACTCTATCTAAGTCTTTCTTACCCAGAACCTTATGACATTTCTCTTTTAATATGTTCTGATAACAATAAGAACACTGACAGTTACAGTCCAGACCTAGTACTAGACTTATGAAATTCTTACCCGTCATAGTATCAGTTATCATGTCTTATCATCCACACCTTCTGAAAAACCCTTTAACACTTTGTAGTATTCTGTCTGAGCTTTTCGCACATTAGACTTATCATCTAATATATCTTTCGTAACTACTTTTACATCTTTCAGAGTTAGTACACTATTAGAATCCACACTATCTAGGAGTTCTTTATATTCAGATACATCTATTCCTGTCTTTTCTATTAGCTTTTCCACGATTTTATACAGAACATCTAACTGACCTTCTAAGTAAGAAATAGAATTATAAGCATTTACTTTATTTTGTAAATTTATCTTAGCATTCCATTTCGTTATTTTTTCACGTACTTCTGGACATTTAGAAAAAAATAAACCATCTACACTATTATTAATCCCTAAATCTACAGTTTCTATAGGCAAATTTCCCAACATATCTGTAGAAGTATCATTATAGTATAAATAAATATACATATTCTGCAAATCATCTGTAATATAGAACCTTACCAGATTACACACATCATCATCCAACAGGAAAGGTCTTGATACATTCCTCCCTGCATATTTAGGGAATATATGAACACCTAGTCTATCCCCAGTCCTAGAAGAAGTTATAGAATACAGACCTCCAGAATAGTCCTTTTTATTGACAGTAATTACTCTGTCAGAGTATATCTTACTGGAGTCAAACATACTAATCAACTTAAACCCAAAAGATATACTACCCTCAGATTCCTCAAAAGAGTAAACCACGGATACAGATCTACCTATAAATTTACTACTATCTATGAATTTAGGTCTATATACATGAAAATTCATCGGATAAACACACCCCTAACTATTCAGAGTTGTCATTACTATGGCAATTACAATTACAATCACACTGGGACTGACATGACTGACATTTCGAGGACTGACAACTCTGACTTTGACAACTCTGACAACCCTGACATTTCGAGGACTGACACGTCTGACAATGATTCGATTCACAACAGTTATTACTGAAGTTACTTTCTAATGACCATATAGCATCCTGCAAAGATATAATAGTAGACTTCGATATCTTACCCACAGTACTTACACTAGATACATCTATAGATGTAAGCTTAGATTTAGATACTAGAGAAGTTATCCTTGTCTTTATATCACCCATCTCTGTAGATGTTATTTTGGTATTTGTATCTACTGACATTTACATACCCCACAATAAGAATATAAAACTTACTTACCTTTGGCAACTCTGACAAGTACACGAATTCTGACAAGACTGACAACCTTGACAACCCTGGCAACTCTGACAAGTACAGGAATTCTGACAAGACTGACAACAATTCGTATACCCACAATTATCTACACCCTTGACATAAGTTTCCAACTTAGTCAAAGCATCCTGCATCTCATTAATGTGTACTGCTTTAATCTCGGTACTTCCAGTAGCCCGGATATCAGAATAATCTGTGAAATTCGTCTGATTTATTGTTCCATTTGCCATACTGAACTACTCCATTTGATTAATTTTCAATACTTCTTCTAATACCGGAACGTTTGTAGCTCGTTTTAGGGAACAATATGTATCCCTGTACTTATCTTCTATCAGCTTACAGCCACCTCGACAAGAGAATACAGCAGGACATTCCCTACACATATCCACCCTATCATGAGTAGTATCATTACTTTTTATCTTACTAATATACTCATCATAGTTATCATAAATCGTACCTATAGGAGTGGACTTATTATGACATACCTGTAAATTACCATTAAGGTCTAGGTTTAGAGTATAGTAGCCATTTCCACAACAGCACTTTTCCCCTGTATATCTATCTTCTTCATTTTCCAGTTCTTTTTTATAGAAACCCCTTAACAGAAAGTACTTACTACTGATATACACATTCCTTGTATAATGGTCACTGATATCTGCTTGAGTCTTTAAATCATGAATAAACTCTTTTGCCATATCCCTTACTTCAGACTCTACCCTTTCCAGGTCTATATCAGATACTTCTTTCGGAAGTTCCCCAAAGGTCATCAAGTCATCTACATTGAACTTAGCATGATATCCATGCCGTTTCATGTATTCATCATCCATCTTTTGCTGAGCATCTAGTAGTTCCTTTGGATAGGCACTAGCACTTAGTACAGAAGTTATCCACAAGTCAGGCAACTGCAAGATAAGATTTCTCTGTCTACTACCTTCTTTGAATACATCGAAACCCCTAGAGTTGATTACATTAAATCCATCCCATGAGATACCTACTGTAAAGTCATTATCTATGAAGAAGTCTACCATTTCCTGTGTAATAGCTTTCCCATTTGTAATGACAGAATAGCCTACATTTAACTCCCTACGATTCAACTCTGTGACTATTTCTTTAATAGACCCAAAGAATAGTAGAGGTTCACCACCAAAGAACTGTATTCGTATGGTATTTTCAGTAGCTTTTACACAACCTTCTATGAAGTCATAGATATCTGGGTTAATGTCGTGCTGTATCGGATGTTCCACTAAATCATGCTGTAAGCAATACTTACAGTTCAAATTACACTCCATACCCAGCATGATAAAGAATGTATCTACATTTTTAGCTACAAAACATTTCCTGTCTCCCATTTATACACTCCTCAATCTATCTTAGTAATACCTTTACAGTATGTAAGTCATCACGGTCGGAACCTACGACACACATACCAAAAATATCTACTGGACTATCTTTAGATTCATCATATACCCTGCCTACTCCCCTTGTAGCAGAACATACCAATAAATCCCCTCTCTTTACCAGACCCCTAACTTTTACAGTAACACGGCCTACCAAAGATACAGGTATATAGTCCTTCAGATTATACTTATAGAAATCTTCCCCTACAGGTACAGGTTTACCACCAATCAACATAGCAAATTCATTAGAGTGTACCCCTACTACCCTGCTATGCTCCGTGGCCTTGACATACCTTTCTTCATCAGAATCCATATCTAAAGCTATGATATCTCCAGGTTCTGTCTTCTCACCCCTCGGAAAGAATTCGGCATAGTCATTATAGTATGCGTTATATACCTTTGAACCTGTAATGGAACCACTACACGTGACATCCCCTGTAACTTTCAAGGCTTTATTGATAGTCACATCCCCTGTAATGGTACCCCCAGATACCTTATAGCAGTCTGTATATAAGGTAGATACGTCTGTACTCCCTACATTCGTGATATACCCGAGAGCATTGACGTACCACTTACCACCATCTGAAGGTACAGTTGTAATATCCGGTACCCGGAACGTAGTGGAACCATCCCCAGAGGAGTAATAAGGAACTGTAGAATTAGAACTTTTCTTTGTATTCCAATCAGAATCAGAGATTACATCACCTTCCTTTGTGTTGATGTAACTCCATAAGGTGCTATATGTTGTCCTAGAATATAAACCACCAGTTAGAGGTAAAGCCCCTGTAAAAGTACTCGACCCATTAGCAGAATAAAAAATAAACCCTAATGGGAGAGAACTTACTGTCTCTGAAATTCGTGTACTATCGTTTATCCGTAAATCATAAGATATAGCCATATATCTTCATTTCACCTCCCACTAGAGCAAAAAAATCATTTCCTGTATTCTAAATTTAGGTAGTCACTACTCTGGTTCCCGTAACTACCTACTTCTATATGTACAACTGTTCCAGTTTGTACTACTTTAGACGTAACAATCTCACCGTCTATCTTTATATATCCATTTACTGGCTGTACTACCTCTATAAGTCTATATCCAGCCCGCATCGGAGTAGATGATATATTAAACATGACTTCTTCTTCCTCATCCCTAAATATGAGTTATAAACATGTCTTATTTATTGTAAAATATATAGCAAAATACACTAAATATTTTAATAAATTTTACAGTTCACTAGTAAATGGCTACTACTGATGGACGTGACACTGCGCCCTCTATCCCGTCGGCATGAACGTTCGGGAATACTTTTTCATTATTTTCGGCAAATGTTGCCTATTGTGCGGTTGCATGTGTAGCTTGGTTGGTTTTTACGAATCTGGCAGAACCCTGTTAAACTCTTAATTGATTTAAGAGCGGGTCACCCCCCCCAGCATCAACCTTTCTAAACCAACGGTACCACAAGTTCGCTATTACGTACATCATATCATTTATAATATTTCTTGTCGAATGACAGTAAATTTTAATAAAATAATTAATGAATTTTACTTTCTTATCTAGTATCTTATGTCATACCCAAGTCTATAGATAAGAAGGACTTCTGAATGATTAGATTAAGTATTATCCTATCTTCATTATATAACTTAAAGTATAGTATGGTGGCATATTATTATGAGGCTGATTACCACCTACTGATTCAAATGGAGTACTACTATTTTTTGGAGAATCATACCCACCTGCAACACAATCCCTAGTGACATGCCACAAACCATTTGAATATAAATGATTTTCATCTAGTGATACTTTAATTGATGGAGTAAAAGTTGGAAGTTCATCTATATTAAGACTGTGTTCTGCTTCACCACCTGTACTTCCTACCTTATAGGTATCAGATGCCCCTAGAATAAACCTACCTCTCAAATCTGGTGTTCCGTTCGTCCCATCACATACATGCCAAGATGTATCTACTAATCCTGTCTCTTTATCTACTGGGTATCCATTACTAAATGAACCTGAGAAAGCTACTATGAATCCAGTATTCAACTGCCCCCCCCCCATCTTTCTTACAGCAAACTTTACTGTACCATCTGTTATAGTACTCATACCCTACACTACCTCCCTAAGATACGGACTAGCTGACCCTTTGCCAGAAATGAACGACGTAAGAGGGGGGGGTGACTGTATCAGATTTACCATAGACACTAGAAGAACGAGATGCGTCAAAACCGAGACACCATCCATCACCACTAAGATCTGATTTAGCATCATAAGCTCTATTATCCCCTCTATAAAAAACACCATCTACTGTTTCACTAGACATATCATCCATTGGCCCTAATCTACCCTTGATATTAGGTAGTCCCGCTTCTATCGTACTTCCTGCGGCATGACTATCATCTGCACCCCACAAGACACGACCCTTAGATACTTCTTCCCAGGTGCCAAAACCTAAGTCAGAAAAAGGAGCTGTACTACTTACTGTTATCTTTATAGACCCCACTGGATAAAGAATTTCCAGCAGAGAATTTAATCGACTATCCCGTACTGTAAATTTAACAGTACCATCTGCAATCTGTAACAAATTTTAGACCTCCTTATACTAGAATTATTACTTAGTTTTCCTCTTAACAAACACCCTCGTGGCTATCATAGCTCTATGATTTACTGTAGAGTGTATATCTATCTTCCATCCTAAATATACTTTCCAGTACCAATTACCTATAATATGGTTATCGTTTTTAAAGACCCATACACCTTTAGAGTCAACAGCATAGTATCTTTTATCCTTACAATATACCTGAATTGGTTGAGTAATATTCCTACCAAAGATATAATAAGCGAAACCATACCCACAATTACGATACAGCCAAAGCACACGACACACATACCGTTTCAATCTATCTTTAACTGTAAACCCTTTAATTAATCTTTCCTTATAGACCTTTCGATTATACTTATCTATGATAGAGTACTGAACATAATGACTATGCCAGTCATAATCTAAGAACTTAGGTAGAGAGTCATTTATGAAAGAAGGATTATCCAAGGTATCATCCCAAGTCTGCCACAGATGAAAAATACCTGATAGTTCTCCTTCTTCATCAGAAAATAACACTACTAACCAGTTTGTAAGATAACACAGAATCATGCATATAATCTGTAAAACAGAATATAGTAAATATCTTATTATATTACTCATTAAGAAACTCGTTTCCATATATGAACAACATATGCTGGTGGCTGTACAGTAGACGAGGAACCATAAATATTGGAACAACGTGAAGCATCTAATAAAAGATACCATCCACCACCCCTATTAGCATCAGAAGCTGCATCATAGTTATTGTTACTTCCCTTATAAAACCCACCTGATACCCCGGAGTACGATTGGTCATCAACTGCCCCAGCACAACCATAAATATTAGGTAACCCTGCTTCTATAGTAGAATCAGCACTATGTGTACTGTCTGCCCCTTGCAGAACCCTACCACTACTTACTTCTTTCCATGCCCCAAAACCTAAATTAGAGAAGGGGGGGGGAATTCGTAGTAATGTATATACTTCCAACAGGGTAAATTGTATCTAATACAGAGGTAAGAATAGAATCCAACCTAATATCCCTCAACTTAAATACTACTGAACCATCAGTTATATTACTCATATATTATCCTCCCTCTTTCATTAACCAGCTGTTATATATGTAAAACTCAATTCAGCTTCGTTTCCTTGTGTAGATTCCCATGATGTAGAGTAGTGTAAATTAATAACCGTTTCACCCATATTCATATGTACACGTAAAAAATTTCCATCAGAATAATGTGCCCTAAAAGGTATAACTACAGCACCCCATTCGGATATAGCCTTTGGCAAATTTGTAATGATAGGTAAGTCTGCCTCTGTTGTACTTTTTATAAAACTTAAATATCCACACACAACATATCCAATTTTATAAACCTGCACATTTTGTACATATGTTGAATTAAACTGAACATTTACGTGCTGCACTGTTGTTAATTCTTCCAATTGGTTAACTAACTGTGTATTCTTAGTTTGTAAATCTTCAAGGTTCTTTACTAACTCTGCTATGCTTCGTATTTTGAAAGTAGCACTTCCATCATTAACTATTGCCCCCCCCCTACTGTACTAAAATCTGGTTCTGTATCACCTGTTGTTCCAGCTGTAATACATTCCAGATAAGCCCAGGAAGGTAAATTCGGACTATAGGCAATGTCCCCTACTTTATAAGCTGTATTCCTCATCAGACTATTAACCCCTGTATCCCAAGGAGTCCATGAAGTACCAGCTACTAGATATTTCCTCTGATATTGTACCTGTGTTTCATACGGATAGTACAACTGCGTACACCCATCAGCACCATTAGCACTATTCTTTAACACTACCAAAGAACCTGCCTTCGTTACGGGATAATGATTAGCAGCTGTTGCATAAACATTTAAAGACTGATAATAAATACCTTCTGTTTTTATAGTATTTAAATCCTGTATATCCGTTAACTGAGTAGATTTATTGACTACATCCGTCTTCTTAGCATAGGTAGTCAATATAGGATTCCCTACACTATCAGATACAGCCCTTCCCACTACATCATCAGAAGACCTAATAATCAGTAACGTTCCTAGAATAGATACATTTAATACTAGATTGGTAACGAATGTATAGGAAGTATACCCATAAGCTATAGAATACCCTGTCTGACTTACCGTTACAGTATTAGAGTTAGTATTACTAGAGTTATGAATTATAATCTCTACCGTGCGTACATAGTTATCGATGCCCAATCCACTAGGTATCGTTACGGTTACAGCATTATTTGTAGGAGTTACTACATATACATCTACCCCTTGTTTTATCGTAACAGAACCCGTTGAGGTTTCATACTTCTGTACAACCCCAGAATTTACCTGTATATCTTTATTAGCCAGAGAGGATAAATTATCTGTATGTACATTCAACCCCTGTCGTATCGTCTGCAATTTATATCACTCCTCACCATGTATCAGAATTAAAGTACAACTTAGATTACTTATAAAGTACACCCTTCGTAGTCTATAGAATAAGAATACCAGAACCCATAAGAACTAGATGTAGTACTAGATACTACAGAACTAGCCGTAATTGTAACTGTCTATTTAATATACTTTCCATACTCATAATCTACCCATTGGCCCCTGTAGAACCCCATGGAGCCCCAGAAATAGAATTAAAAGGTTTATCTATATTGATAGTAGTTATACTTGACCCATCAAATGCGTACTTTCCAATTGATTTAATCGTAGATGGGATGTTAATCGTTTTCATCTCATAAGTACCACTAAATATCCCCCAATAAGAACTGTCAGAACTTATCACCTCGATTTTTGGCATGCTAAGAGACTTTAACTTCCTGTAAAGATATTGATTCTAATGACCTACAGTAGCAAAAAGAATCCCTAACAATTTTTGTCAATTTCGTAAAAGTGGCAGATGTAAGGTTGTTGCAACTTGCAAACGCATAGTTTCCTGCTTTGGTTAAATCGTCGTTTACGTAATCCCCTGATATACTGCGGTCTAATATACTATTTAGAACAGTATTATCTTGTGTCGTTATATCATTAATAGCATCAGCCATTTCGCTCGGTTTGTATTTGATGGTACTTCCATTTTTGTTTCGTATGGCGTCCCCATATATAAGCACAAAATGTTGTAATGACTGTTACGGTTAATGATGTAATAATAGAAGCGAGCAAACTAATCCCCTTTAATTGTAAGATTTAAGAATTTTAATAACTATATCCCTATATTTTGTTGTAACTTGTTAATTGTAATACGGCATGAGGTGATTCTTTTGAATGAAGGAGCCAAGGGCCAGTGGCCACATCCATCCCACCGACCAGAGAACCGACATCAAACTCCTTGACCCTTTTTGATTTTCCTACTTGTTTAGCCAGCTATATCACCACCTTTTAATAAGTACTGCTCCTTTAGTTATAAGATTCAAGAATTTTAATAACTGCATCACGATACTTTTCCGGTACTTTATCAATCGTAATATGTCCAAGGATTACCTGAATTGCATAAAATCTAGCCATTGTTTACCTCCATGATTACCTGTTCCAGAGCCATTACCCGCGTTTCCAGTGTCGGAGTAGGGATGTCGGCAGACAAAAATAAAGAGTCGAAGCTAGTAGTAACTTCGTCTTTAGTCATTGTTGTGATAATCTGTTTTTCATCTGCTGTCCAGACGGTTATCTTTTCTTCCTTATCTTCGTTAAACGTAGACCGTTCAGCCTGTTCTATGTTCTTGCGAAGATATACATTTGCTGTGCCATCAGGCAACGGCTGATATAAAATAGCGTCTGGTTTAGAATCATAATAAACTTTCATTCGATTTCTTCCTTTCTATCCGCCCAATGATTGACTGAGCATTACGAAGAGTAAAATTAATTGTTCAGAATTGCGGGAGCAGTAGTTCCACCAAGTGTTACCCAACCTGTTGTTGAGGTTCAGGTAAGACAGGCCAAAGGGGCCAACGCCCCAGTTCAGGCTGCCAAAACAAATCATCATGCATCCCTTTGTGGTGGGCTACGCCCCCCATGCCCCCCGATTACCATTTGGAGAAAGGCGGGAGCAGCGGTGCCACCAAGTGATACTCAACCTGTTGCCGAGGTGCAACCGGGACAATCCATAGGCAGAAGCGTCCCAGTCACAGCGGCCGAAACACATAAGCTCTACGGAACCTGTATATTTCCCTGCGCCATATCTCCATACCATATCGCAGGCATAGGTACTTGACGAGCCTCCGACTAAATACGGGAAGTATACCCCGTTTTTGTATTTTTCGTATTTGATATATGATTCGTCATTGTTTTCTGGACATTGAATATGGATGCCAATATCTATATAGTTAGACGTAATATCCGTGGACTGATTGGCTACGGTATTAACTATATACGGAGCATAATAATACTTAGCAGTATCCGTGGTATCCTGCCAATATTTAACGATACAGTCTACAGGGATTTCATATTGGCCACATGCAAACTCAATGCCTTGTAGCATAATTGGATAACGCTGGTCTTTATTGTCGATGCTCCCAGTATTGCCAAGAACATCGTCTGTGCTTCCCGTGTTCCACCAAGCCGTATGGATAGCTACTGTAAATCCAGTAGAAGGATCATTGATGTAAGTAGTAATTGGAGAACCAGTAAAATAAATAGCTTTATAAGTCGTGCCATCAATCGTTACAGTTTGCACACTAGTTACTATACGACCATCACGACCAGAAAGGCTATAAGTATTAGCGTTTTGTGTCATCTCCATGATGCCATCAGATTGTTTATTAGCACCAATAAAAATACGACTACCAACTACGTAATCATTACCAGTAGAAGCAATCAGGACACGGTTAGTATCTGATTCAGCTAAAGCTACGTAGTCCTGTAAATAATACGAGAAACAGCCGTTCATAATATTATCGAGAGTAAGACTGGCAAATTTAATATGGGTCATTAATTTGAGGAATGACAAGTCACAGATACACCAGCCACTATAAGTAGGCCCGTTATTTTTTACCGTGTCATGCCAATTGTTATGTGATACCTGGTCTTTAATTACCTGCCCAGAACAACATGTAGCCTTACCGTCACTATCGACGCCACCGAGATACTTAGCGTGGATGACCCATGGACGAATTGTTTTATCTACTCGGATAGATTCAGGTAACGGCTCAATATGTGAATATTTGTTTTTATATTTAGAACAGTATCCTTCCATATAGGTGTCTGTCTTTTGTTCTGTAGGGTCAGTCCAATAATGATAACCGCTCATCTGGACTACACCGACATACTTAGCTGGATTATCCTGTTCATAATTCGATGTAATCCCTTTGATAGCTGTAATCTGAGGTTCTGTTCCATTCATTACCCAGTTGACCGTCGTAACGGCGAATAAAGGATTCCCAGCAAAGTCATCACGCCCAGCTACCGTAGTGGTAGACGGTTCGCATACCATACCAGCTAAGTCTCCACGTTTAGTACCTGTAGTTACAGAAGATACATCCGGATTATAGAACTCTACGTACCCATCCCAGTCCGGACGCGTGATGGTATACCACTTATCAACTAAGGATGTAAGTGTAGCAGCATCAGCTGTTTCTGCTCCATTTGAAAGGAACCATGTACGCTGTACTTTATTATAAGTATCCACTGTACCATCAAAGAGAATAGGAATCAGAGTGTCTGAATAATTCTTAGCGTCACTTGCACTAGCCTTAGCTGATAAAGCCCAAGACCTTGCACTTTGCGTCTTACCCGTGGATGAGCCTGTATCGGTTGCCCCGTCTGGGCTGTCTGTAGCAATGGCCCAGGACTTAGCCTGTTGATTAGACGATTCTGCACTGGTGGCTGATGTTTTAGCGTTACTTGCAGAAGCACTTGCGCTCGCAGCAGATGAACTCGAAGAATACGCCTGAGTCGCGGCTGTTCTAGCACTAGAACTAACACTTTCTGCATTGGCTTTAGATTCTAAGGCCCATGAACGGGAACTCTGAGTTTTCCCTGTAGGAGAATCCGTGTCTACTGCCCCATCTGGACTTTCTGTAGCACTAGCCCACTTCTTAGCCTGTTGATTAGACGATTCTGCCTCGGACGCTGATGTTTTAGCGTTTGTAGCTGATGCACTGGCAGAAGATGCCGCTATATTGGCAGTATTCATGGCCGTATTAGCGTTTGCAGCAACTGTACTATAATCAGGTAAAGCTTCCCTTGTTACAGCTATTTTCCCGTTTGTCTGAGATACAGCACTAACATAATAGCCAGATTTTTCAGAATCTGTCACATTTAAATTATTTACTGTATTCGTCAGACTATTAATAGAGGATTCTAAAGAAGCATCTTTAGCCTTCAAACCATATAAAGTTAACGTAGTGGCTGTATCTGTAGAAGCACCTGTTACTGTAGATTTTACGGCATTAGCAGCACCAGCAATATCATAGGCAGAACTTTCCGTATAAGCAGCTGATTTTAACCCAGTTACAGATAAGTCTGTACCATTTACCTTAACCGTACCATTAGAAGTACCAGCTGTAACAGACTGAACAGCACTGTCTGCTTTAGTTAAACTAGACTGAATAGCTGTAGCTAAAGCACCCTTTGTAATGGTACCCCTAGCTATCTTAGCATCTGTAATATTTTCATCTGCTAGTTTAACGGTTGTAATAGAACTATCGGCTAAATCAGATGTTCCAATAGATTTAGCTACGACATCAGCAGAAATAACCCCACCTACTATGGACAACTGAATCTTATCAGCACCAGACTTGGCTGTATACACATCTACTAGAGAACTAGCATTAATATAAATCGGGTCATCCTGGTTCTGAATAACTAACTTAATGAACTCCCCAGAAGTCATACCATTAATAGGTTCATCAGCTGTAGCCTTAACTACACTACCAGAGGTTACTACTAAATCTTTCGGTATATCAATCTGACCTATGGATTTAGTACCCTGATACAAGGTATATGTAGATAAATACCCAGAATTTGCTGTAGCTTCTTTCGTTAGAGTAACTACAGAAGCAGTACCACCCGTATCAACAGCTACATATACTTCATTAATAGCAGAAACAATGTCCGTTTTAGAGGCAGTTTTAAGATTAGTCAAACTACCTGTCTTTGTATTTAAAGAAGTACTTACACCATCAATAGCTGATTTAACAGAACCCTTAGTTGATAAAGAAATACCACTCAAGGCATTCGTTAGATTCGTTACACTTGTTTCACTAGCAGATATCCTTGTCAAAGCAGCAGCTAGTTCTGTGACACTTGTATACTTTACAGACCCTAGATATAGTGCTGGAGTGTCTGTGATAAAGTATATTGTATTATTATCTTTCGTTTCTAAGGCGTCAAACTTTTCTTGCAAACACCTAGTAAATTGTACATTATATGCCATGCTTTACACCTCTAACCAAAGAACCCCTTCCAAGTTCTGAAATTCCTCTTTGATAAATGAATTATCATCTATCCTATACCATAATTTATGCAAGGTATTCCGTCCATCTACTAGTATTACAGATTCTACAATCCTATACTCACCTTCTACCATAACACAACATAGAATACCAGGGTTTGTATAGTATAAATCACTAGTAACTGTATACTTATAATACCCTTTCAAACAGTATGTACCTTGAGAAGTAACCCCAGCCAGGTTTACAAAACTGTTCTCACTGCTACCAAATAAATTAATAATTGGCACATTCAATAGGGTATTATAATTACCAGTACCAAATGTTCCACCATTACGTACATGTATCTTCATAGGTATCTCTACCCTTCATAGTCTTTATCATAAATAACAGGATAAACCTTTATCGGCTGTATATCTGTAGCAGTTACCCCAGACCCATCCTGTCTGTATCTCATCTGTAGATTTATGACACTAGCAGAGAACTTTCTAGACTCATTCTCAGTAATAAGTAATATAATACAATTATTTTCTACATCAATAGAAGCATCATCCAAAGTCTTTACCAGTACGGTATTTCCCTGTTGTAAGTATATTTCCACACTTCTGAGTTTACTTACGTCTAGTTCACTAGAATCAAAAACCATAGTAATAGCGGAATCTGTACCTTTAGTTATTACATCCATAGAAAAACCCCCTTGCTAGTTAGAAGTAACTGTATATGATAATAACAGAGTACAGTTCATATCTGAAGAAGGCTCCCCTACTAAATAAATAGAAATAACCCCTGTACCTGTTTCTACCATATAAGGCTCTTTATAGTATAAAGGAAATATTACATCTGCTGTGAAGGAACTTGTACACCCAGAGTAAGAAATAGAATACTTATTCTTAAACCCGTACGAAGAATAAGTAGTATCAGATACCACAGAAGAAGCAGTCAATGTAAAAGCTTTAGAAATTACCCCTTTATAGTCGGATGTAGACAGTACTACAGAATCAACCTTTTCTTTGATTACAGTACTGATATACCCACTATCAGCAGAGGCATCCAACTGACTTGTGACTTCATCGGGTAACTGCTTTCTTACTTCACTTTGTACTGTACTACTCAAGGTATTAGCTACATCTGTCTGTACCAACCCCGGTACATTAGCATCTACCTGTTTTTTTACTTCTTCAGATACAGCAGGAGGTAAATCAGAGTCTAACTGGTTCTTTACTTCTGTAGGAAGTTTCGTACCTAACTGACTAGATACTTCTGTAGAAACATCAGAGGTTAAGGTCTTTTTAATGGCAGCATCAGCATACGTTGCCATATCATCTGCATTAAAAGCCCAGACACTCTGCTGTACCCACGTTCCAGGATTCCCAGAACCCTTACAATACCATAGGTAACACTTATCATCTGAGTGTACCATATCCATATTGAACATGATATCCCCAGCCTGCCACTCATCCCCTGTGAATGGACGTAATTCACCAGAGTTAGGCGGACGATATCCATTATACAAGTACCTTACAGTTAAATCCCCAGTTTTATTTTTATGTACATCTATTTTTAGTTTATTTGTCGTATCTGTAGGAGGGATTACGACCGTACCCCCACCCTTAGATTTTAAGTAACTTATGACATCTTCTACGGTAGACTTTGTATAGTTAGCACCAGATATACTATACATCTGTCTATCATACATAGAATTTAATAAATCTTCCAGGTTTATCTTCTCACCACTACTCAAGGTGAGTTCTATCATTTTAAATGGTACTTTATTCATAGTTATATTCCCCTACCCTCCTTCAATAAGGTTATCGTATCTCCATCCGTTTCTTCTTAATCTATATCTTTCCACTGTATGACCTTAGTGTATGAGTTTTTTAACTCGTATTCTAATTGATGTACCCTACTAGTCAAAGAGTCTATAGTGGTACTTAAAGAAGCTATAAGATTACTATAGTTAATCAAAGAGTTGTCTGTATCTCTCAACTGATTCACATGAATAGTAATTATCCTTACTTTATCTGTATTTACGATATCCTTCAATAAGGTTATCGTATTTCCATCGGTTTCTTCGTAGTCTACATCTTTCCACTGTATGACATTATTGATATACACAAATACCTGACCAGGAGTGTATGAGTTTTTTAACCTCTTTGTCTTATCTGTGGTATCCGTAAATTCTTCTACTACAAAAGAATCATTCAATGTAAGATAAGCATCCCTTAGTATACGGAACTGTTCATCATAAGTATCCCAAATCTTACCAAAAGAATACCCACTACCTTTTATTTTTTTAAAGGGTATAATATCCATCTAAAATCGTAGCCTCCCTAAGAATTTACCTTGGCTTCTAAAGCAGTTACCCTAGTGATTAATGAATTTAAAGAATTTTGCAGTGACTTTATATTATCCCTATCCTCATACTCCAGAGAAGCAGCGGGTACAGAGGTAGTACTATCTGTACTCTTCGTTACAATACTAGAAGTATTCACCTTATTAGATACAGCAGTAGACAAGCTACTTACTGTAGAATTTAAGGTACTTATCGAACTATTTAAGTTTGTAACGGTACTAGATAAGTTATCCGTCTTCGTTTCTAAATCAGTAACCCTACTACCTGTAGCTACATTACTATTCAGCTCATTGATAGCTCCTGTAATAGTCTTTGCAGAAGTGGTTAGTGTATCTGAGCCTATTCTATCTGTCAAAGCAGTAAATTCAGACTTCGTGGTTACCCGGACTATAGAAGATACCGTACCATCAGAATTTACTTCATACACTACACTCTGCAAGTGAGATACAGAAGTACTCATAGAAGCCAAGTTACTTGTTATATTCTGAATAGAAATTGGAAATGGAGTAATCTCTGTCATTTCCGTAATTTCTGAAGTATCTGTATAAGACTGGTCAAAACAAGCCTTACATACCCAGTTCAGAATTTTTACACAAGTACGAACTGTTTCAGCATCTACTAAATCACCACTAGTTTCTTTCTGCTGTATGTACTCATTCAATTTACTAGTTACCAGAGCCGTTGCCAGACTATTGAAATCTGTCTTTAACAGAAACGTTTCATTCGTCTGTTCCTTAGTGTAATAGTCACCAGATAATGAAGATGAGGTATCTAGTTTTAAGGTTGTATCCTGTAATAAGGATTTTAGAATATCTACGATTAACTGAATCTTTTCTACTGAGTATGAGCCAAAATTATTTGGACTCCACAACAGTTCCCCAGATTCATTCTCTATACTTGTTGCCATATCTCGCACCCCTATACAGCTACCATACCGAGAATAGCCTGACTTACCCTAGTAAACTCATGATGATTAAATACATAATCCCCTAAATCACGTACGAAACAAGAACCTTCATTATCCCGTCCCTCTACTTTAAAGTGCTTATAACCCATACTTAGTAATAAATCTATATCATCTTCGGACATAGACGTTCCTAATAATGGATATTTCTTTCTATTAGACTCACACCAAGAATGAATTTCAGATAAATCTTCTTTTTCCTTATCACAAGATTCATCAGATAAAAATTTATCGGATATCAGCATTTGAGTAATATAATGCTTCTTTACTAACGGACAATTAGGAATACACCTATGGTTTACAATAAATTCCACCCTATCTTTATACTTAATCTGTTCCAAGAAAGAATAGTCCTGTACTTTGAATGGATTGACTACCACGATATCATATTTATCAAATAATTTATTATAGTAATCCACTGTATCTTTATCATCCCCAAACCCTACTTCAACAGAAGGTTTTACCTGAGATGAGATTAATTCCAAAGACGGATATGTTTCCCTTACATAATCAGCCAACATGTCCAGAGTAATCATTAACCCATTTTGCACCCCGAACTCTTTATTACTATCTTCAAGAATCTGTAATAAACTGTTTGATAAGTCATCCCCTAAATCTTCCTTAGTGATAAGTGCGTTAGAAAAGGTTAACCTACAAGACACCCCAAATTCTTTGTTATACCGTCTTATGATTTTCCTTGCGTTTTCTAACGTAGCTGTACGAGCAGGAATCCTCCCACCCTGGAATTTGCAGGGAATAGACCCAAACACATACTTTATATTTGAGTCTATTCCAAGTTCCTTACATATTCCTAGAATTTTCCACACAAAATCATCATGAGCAAACAAACTACCTATGTTCCAATCCAATGGATGTGAATAGTTCTTTACCAGCATTTTATATCTCCTTAGTATAGAAACTTATTTCTGTTCCGTATCAGTAGAAGTCCCCTCATCTTCTACTGTAGAACTTTCTTTTAATTTATTGACTTCTTCCTGAAGCTTCTTAATCATATCTACAGCATTACTCAACGTCTGCTGTGTTTCTCCTAACTTAGCTACGTTCCGTTCTGCTTCAGACCTTTTGAACATAACACAGAACGGACGGTGAGTTTTTATGGACATTTTCCCTATTACCACCTTTATTCAGTTTCATATTTAAAGATACAAGCCAATTTCCTAATCCTAGGACGATTATACCTAATATTCGTATATAAGTCTATTCTCAGTTTAAAGAACGTAGCCCCACTAGATGAGGAATCAGCTACCAGCTTATGAATCTTCTTCACATTCCAAGTATACTGCGTAAATTCTTCATCTACTACAGATGTAGTTAGTACAGTATTAGCATCAGTTACCAGCTCATTCCAGGTACCTGTAGAAGTATCCATATAGTATACTTTGTGTGAAGAACCTGAAGGAAGAGCGGCCTGATAAGTTATCTTCAAGGCTTTATAAGGTTCATAAAAATCAGATTCCGTTAAATGTTTAGAGATATACGTAGCATTTAACCCATCTGTGAACGACCTTAAACTTACCCTGCCAGAATCTATGAACGGAGAAGTACTAAAGTCTGTTGTAATGACAGCCTTCAATGAAATTCTACTCGTCGTACTCTGGAAGTCTCGATAAGTCAAAGTATCTATACCTAACCAGTCTGTCAGAGAGTTACCATTCCTAGAATCCATGAACCGATAGTACCAGGTCAACCCTGTCTTCGTATTAGAAGAATTATTATCACTATCTACTTCATAAGCGGCATCCAAGAAAATACCTGTAGCATCCTGAGCACTTACATTATTGAATATAATTTCACCAGAACCCGTATATACAGACCTGTACAATGTGAACATCAAGTCACTATCCTGATGAGCCGTCCAAGTACTAGCATTAGAACTACTAAACATAACCCCTGTAGCATATGGATTAACTACAACCGGATTAGTAGTACCTAATCGGTTCTTACCCATCTGTGCATAGTACATAGAATAATCATTACTATCGGACAGAACACAGAAACAATAATACCTACCTGCATAGCAATATACAGGCTGGTTCAATACTACAGAAGTAGCTACCGGAACATTCTTATTTGTAGGAATATTTACGTCTTCAGATTTAATGGATACTTCTGCATATACTGTCTCACCTGGATACCCGTTTACCATATTACGAATCTGCACAATGACAGGACGTGTAGTAGACTTTGTAGCAAAATATAAATCCAGCTTCATCAGATTCCTGTCATATACCGTATCCATTATAAAAGACTGAGCTAACGGGTCACTCTTATAAATATTATCTACTTCCGTTAGTACTTTATAGTGGTCAGTAACAACTTTTGTATCAGTAATAGTGTCTGTTAGCAACGTCCCTACAGCAGAGTAGGTTGCCTGACCCGTATGTTTTTCACCCAAGTTATTAGTAGCGGAAAATACTACGGGTACATTCCCACATGGCGTCTTTTCAGGTACTGTAAAGTATCCTGTGAACGTACCATTTGCATCTGCTTTAATGGTCTTATAACTCTTACCTCCTGAAGAGTACGTACTACCCTGTGAAGAAGTACCAGAAGCTATAATATCAATGGGTTTACCATTAAAAGTACAACTGATATTATTCTGGTTAGCTCCGAAGGCTTCCCCTGTAACTTTTACCTGCTTAACCCTCATATACTCAATAAGTGTTTTTGCTACTCTATCGGATATATCTGTCTTTGTAGTCGTTCCTGTATAAGTAGTCGTGGTATTTGTAGTCGTACCAATATACCCTCTAAGATTCTTATTAGCGTTTCTAGACCAGAATCCATGAGAATATACTTTTGTATCTGTGGTATATGTCTGGTTTTCAATCGTATTATACACTTTAATGGTCTTCGTATCTACCCAGTTATCCTTAGCAGGATTTAGAGTAACTTTACACATAGGACCATAAGAAGCATAAGGGTTAACCTTGTAAGTACCTGTAGCCCAAGACTGCTCGATAGACTTACCAAAGGTATAAGGAGCCGATATAACATCCCCATATACAGCATAAGATTCACTACTAGAACTATCTACTGTTAAATCATAAGAAGAAATATCAGCAGCTGTTGTCAACTCTTTCCTGTCATAGTCGATACAACAATCGTAAGAGATATTATTCTTAGAATCTACGTACCCTATATCAGACTTATTAATACTATCAAAGTCATCTGTGAAATACCCACCTAAAGAAGTTAGGTCAGCACCAGCTTCTACACTCCGTTCCATATCCAGCTGAGCTACACTATTTTCCAGGTATTCTATACGCCTCATCATTGTCAGCATACTATCCTGCGTTACTCGAACACTATCATAGTTCGTTACTTCAGCCAAGTGTTCTTCTTTCAAAGAACCTTTAATCATATCCTTAGCAAATACAGTAACATAACCTAACTCAATATAAGATGTAGAACCATTATAAGGAGTCATCAACTCACTATACTTAGCAGGCGTACCCTTCAAAACAGACAAATTCCCGTCTTTATCCAACAGGATTAGGTCTCTCCTAGCTAATGTATAGTAATAGGAAATATACATCCTTGAATTCTGGTCAGGCTTATCACCATTACTCAAGAACGTAATATAAGAAGAATTAGAATCATTCGTAACGCTATAGTCTGTTCCTTCTACCATGGACTTATTATACACATAATCTACATAGTAAGTCGTACCAGGTGAAGGCTCTTGAACGTTATCCCCTGTAGGAGACCAGTCTATCTGGTCATTATATAAATTATAGTCCCTACCCTGAACGTATGTGGTTTCTATCGTACCAGAACTATTTAGCGTATATACCTTAGAAACAGAATCTACCGGTGTATTTGTTAAAGATTCGGCACCACCGGCAATAGAACCCCTGTAATGCTTTTCTTTTAATACAGATACTAAACATGTAAAGTTAGAAATAGACTTAACAGGTGTATTAGACAGTTCATACGTATTAGAGGTAGACTTATAATAATGAGATTCACTCTGAACTAGTCTATCGGTTACAGCAGCATCTAACAGTACACTAGACATGTTAGACTTAGATACTTCATAACCCTTTACATAAGCCTTACCAGAAGAAACATATACCCTAATCTGGTCACCATCTATTTCCATAGCCTTTTGAATATCCAGACCATTTACTTTATAGTTCCCGTTTTCATCATAGGTTCGCTCAGCGAGAATGTCATTAATAAAATCATACTGATTCGTGTCCGTATCTTTTACTAGTACACCATCAGAAAAAGCATATACCTGAGCAGAACCCTCAGGTGCGTTACTCAAATCCGTAACTATAGCAAAATTTACGTCTTCCTTAGCCCTGTCAGCACCTATCATATTATAGTTCTGAGCACCCTGAGCTGGGTCACGTAAACTAGTATCATTAGCATAGGTTACAATACTTTCTGTCACATAAGCTACTACATATTCCATCCCTACAGAATTTACATGTAGTGTAACAGCGTTCGTATTCCTAACCAACCCAGAAAGAAAAATCTTACCAGCTGTAAGAGTTAGAACTGTATCAGATATAGACGGAACTATCCCTGATACTACGTACCCATCTTTTAGTACAGCGTTCCCCAGCCGTTCAGTATAATCCCTAGCAATAGACTGTATTTCATTAAATTCAGAAGCCTGTTCAGCACGACCTGGCTGAGCTAGTACTCTGGTGTAATTTGCATTTTTATGAGCGGAATCCCCTACGTACCTATCATAGTAAGGACTACTCTTTAATGTATCCTCAAATCCTGCCACGTTACCGGTTCCCCCTTAAAACTCTAGAATTAACTTTATCTTTTCTTTTACATCCGTATTCCTATAAATAGGCTTCCTGTAGTCAATGACCTGTAACAACCCGGCATCCTTTACTTCACTCGGAAGTAAATTAAACTTCGAAGAACTAACCCCGTCAGCCAGAATAAGACCTGTATATACCCCTATACACCTGTAAGGTAGTTCTGTAGGAAGTTCTTCATATAAAAGTTCGGTTGATACGTATACCCACCTAGCACCAGCTGTAGCAGCATCTTCTTTATTGACTACTCTCCATTTTGTATTTCTATAGTCAAGAGTACCATTTGTATCATCCTGTACAACAAAAGACTTATATTCAGCCTTCTTATACCCTATAACTTCTTTCATATCATCTGTATTCTTTGGTTCGGGAGGATTTACATCGTAGTTCCTAGAACTATCGAAATCTGTAAGGTCTGAACTAGACCAAGCAGAAGACTTCCCTATAGCAAAATAAATGTCATCATGATTATAGAAATCCATGGCCCTAGCTACATGTGCTTTTAATGTACAAATTGCCATTACTCCCTGTCTCCTTATACATGTTCTTCAAATAGAATCGATATATGATTTCCTATATCTGTGTATAAGTTATGACACCCACTATATAGGAAATTCAACAGGTTTTCCACCTGTTCATCTGTTAAATCTGTCCGTACAGGCTTTTCTAGTACATATAATACCTCAGCATTTACCGTCTTTAAATAATTCTTAAACTCATCTACTGTAGATTTATTCGTTTTAACTCTTAGATTATGATTTTCACCACATCTAATTAAAACCCCTTCATCTATCTCAGACTTAGCTAAATCAGAGTCTTTTCTAGACACCCCTAGAGAACATAAAATAGGGGATACCCTATTCCAATCTTCAGAATCACTTGAATATACCCCGGGTATATACGTTTCATACGTATAGTCACGAGTACCTTCAGAAGTAAAATTCCTCATCCAGTTCTCATGCCCAGTAAGACGTACAGAACCTACTCTCTTTAAGACATAATACTCACTATGAACTACATCTAGTACTAGCTCATCACTTACATATCTTGTATCACCATCTGAATAAGAGTAAGTATCATACGAAGCATTCTCCTCATAAGTTGGAACACTCCGTAAATAATCTACAGGTAATGAAAAACTCTTCTGGTTTTTTCTGAAGTATTCAGTAACTGTATCACGGATTTCAACCTGTACATTGTCTATATATACGTCCCCTGTAGAGTCACTGCATACGGCTAAAAGGTAGGTAGTATCTGTACCAGCTTTACTCATACTTACAGATAACCGAGTATACCCAGAAGATGAAGATATAGAATCTGTTGTTTTTAAATCCTTCCCACTAGCAGACTTGATAGCTAAATGTACCTTTGAACTACCGGCTACATAAGCAGAAAAAGTTACAGGCTGACCCTTCTTAACAGATACCTCCGTATATACGTAATTACTACCAGAATGAGTAAAATATAAACAAGAAGGCATACCATAAGCTAGTTCATTTTTGTACTCCATGGTTCCCCCTGTAACATCTACCCACTTCGATACATCTGAAGAATCAAATGAGGAATTATCCAGAATATTTAAAGACCCAGCGTATATCTTATTTGCACTACTAAAAGACTGAATAGGTACAGGTACAGACTGCGTAGGAATACCACTCTGCCAACTTTTACCATATATTACGATTTTACTTAAATCACCATACTTCTTTTTATCTAAGGAAACTAATGTCCCAGAAACCTTAGAAGTACTGATAGTATCCTTTAACCCAGAGTATCCTGAAAGGATTACATCCAGACCAGCACCTCTACTATTATACACACTATAGGAACTATTATCTAAACAGAATACAGACAAGAAAGACTTTACCTGTTCAGAAGTTAAATGTGTAACAATAGGAGTCCATAGTATATACTGATAAGTTAATGAAGAATACTTAGTCAAGTCTTCCGTAGTAGGAACTAGTATCTGTATATGATTATCTTCTGCATAAATACCATACCCAGAAGAAATAGAAGACCATACATCATGAGTTCCTTTAATTTTAGAAGAATAAGAAGTAGTTGAACCATAGTTAGATAGTACATCATTATAAGACATTGGAACATATACACTAGAATAAGCTAAACTAGGTATATAAGATGATCCATATAAAGCATACCCTGTAGAAGCATCATGAGTTTTCGTATAAGTCAAACCCGTAAACGTATCCTTCCAAACCCTCTTAACGAGTTCACCCGTACCATCTTTATGGACTGTAAGTGTATCAGATAACCACTGCTGACCTGTACTATCCGTGTAGTTGCCACCACTTTGAACCATGACACCTAACAGACCATTAGAAATACCAGATACTGAACCAGAAACATTGTAATATGGTTCAAAGTCAGTCATAGAGGTTCCATACTCTATCTGAATATCTTTCACACTTAACGGGTTTGAATCATTTGCATATACAAAACAAAAAGCATTACAATCATTCTTTACAGGGCCAGCTGTAGCATACACCCTATGATAAGAAGTAGAATCAGATACCACTTCTGAATCTACCCCTGATTCCCAACTATAAGAATACCCGTTTAATTCTATATGGAGGTTACCTTTACCCTTTATATAAGCAGACATAACTATAGATTGTCCTTTATATAAGGGTAACATATAATACATTCTTCCTGTTCCTATACACTGGAAACACTTAGACCCATCTGATTCCGTTACTACTGAGTGACTTGTAATACCTTGTAAAGTCCACCCATCTGTATTGTCTAGTAGATTATAATTATTACAAAGGTTTCTACTACCAGCACTTAGAGTACCTTCCATATAATTAATAGGAACTTCGTGAGTGGATGAAGGAGTTTCATTCTGCCAACTCCTACCATAGATAGTAACTCCTTCCAGTTCCTTATTATACAATGATTTCCCATTAGATACTACAGATAACCCATTATAAGATACTTCTTGTGTTACATCTGGACTATCAGCATAAAAAACATCCCTTAAATCTTCAGGTGTTTTATCCTGTATCGTATCCACACTATACAACGCATCATCTGGAAATATAGGAGATTCAGGAGCATAAACTGTAATATCACCTGTTATCATCCCACTTCGATTAGCTAAACTACTATGTACTCCAGACTTCTTCAATTCCGGAGTACCGGAATTTGATGAATTAATTTCTGTATTTGTGCTAGGAGTAAATGTGATATTATAATACTTTTCTACTTCTACATCATCATTCAGAACTGTATCTAAATCATGGTATAATTGAGATACCCCGTCTTTTTCTATGGTATCCAGGTATTCCCCGGTCTTAGATTTAAGGTACTTATCATCACTTAAAATTTTCCCATTAACCTTAAACGGTGATTTCAACCCAGACACGGATAACATAGATACACTAGTGAATAAAGACATATCTGTCTGCAACATGGTTTCATAAAAACCACTATGCATCCGTCCTGTATCATTCCGACTATGAATTAAGGTATCTATTAAGTAATAAGGTAGTACTTCCGATTCTATAGTGTACGTAACATCTATATCAGCATTATGATTATACCCCTGCTTTTCTATATCTGTCTTCGGCCATACCCTTAACCACTTATAGAAAGATAGTATATTGAAGTCCCCCAGGTCTATGTCAGGTAAATCCGTGTTCGGTGGAAAGTTACTAGATACTTCATAATACACCTTTACCCCAGCAGGCATGACAGAAAGTACCCTATCACGAATAGCTTCAGATAAGTCAGGTACTGTCAATACAATAACCCCCGGCATATGCTGGTCACCATCAGCAAATACGTCTTCCCCAGAAAAACTAGACTGATTATGTATGAAAATATTACGGAATGGAATACTTATAGAAGCTTCGTCATTAGATATTGGATACCCAGGTACAAAAAGGTCACCACCCACGTAAGCTTTATTATTCCCGTGAGTAGCAGCCATAATAATAGAATGTTCTGTACCCCTTTGTTTCCATACAGAGAACATTCTAGTAAGTAATTCCCTATTAAACTCAACAGAACCTAAGGTATTATACGTATAATTAGAATAAGAACCAAGAGACTCTAAGAACTCTTTTGGAGTCTTATCCGGGTTTACTATATCAGGGTAAGTTCGGATATTTTCAAAGATACTAGAAAACTCACTATCCATGAGTTTTAACCATATCTTGAAGTTATCATTATTCCATAAGTATTCAGGTACGAAGTTTCGGTATCTGCTTTTTGCTAATTCATCTTTCCAGTTCATTTACCACACCTCTACTTCGACACCCTATTAGATACTACCTGTATATCAGACTTTACCAGACGTATGAAACCAGTGTCCTCTACTGTAATATCTTTTGTAGGAGAAGTAAATACTATGTCTGTTATAGTAGTAGATACAGCCCTAAATACAGAAGACAACATAGCTAAAGAAACACCTTGTCCAAAAGAAACAGCTTCTGGTTTAAACTTCTGGTCTAAGTATGCCCGTATATTAGACTTTATCAAGGCTTTTTCCTGCTCATTTCTTGAGTTAGTATATACCGTACAAGAAATTTCAAAATCCGTGGTTTCTACTGGCATAAATTCTATAGTATTCCCTACAATACCGTTTTCTTCTAAGTCTGCCCGTATTTCATTTTCTACGGTACTAGGTAACTCCTGACCATCATACCCTACAGCCCATACTTTTATCAAATAGGGAGATAAAACATACTTCGGAGTTTTCCAATCTACTACATAACAATCAGATACAGCAGGATTTTTCCGTACTCCTGTTTCATAATCCTCTACCGTGATATACCGGCCCATAGTGACAGCATTTTTCCTTGCTAGAATCTTCAAGTCTTGTAGATTAGGTTCATCGGCACCCCCAGACATCTTCAATGGGTTCGTTATTCTGGTAACCCCAGACAAAGGAACCCCTATAGTGTCTAATGTATTGGCTGGAACATTTCCGTCTGACCCTAAGCTTATGACAAAAGAAAATACCAGGGTACTATCATCCGTTAAATAATCTAAGAAATTTACAGACATGAGTACATATACCTGACCGTCAGAATCTTTATGAACAGAGTATAGCCTGCCCCCTCGATACTCAAGTAAGGCATCTTCTACCTGTTTCCATAAATATGACCCATCCTGTATGATTTGAATACCACGACTAGCTACGGAAGTATACCCTAGATATACCCTTCTAGAAGTATTCCCAGAAGTATTGACATTATTTAAGAAATCACTCCTAGTCATTGTCAATACTTTAGGCTGTCCTTCCATAATGGGTACTTTTAAAGTATTTATCTCACCAGATACGGAAACATCTTCAACTACACAATAGTCTACCTTGGTTGTATAACTACTGCTTGTAACCGGAGTGTATTTCGGTATCGTTATTTCTTTATAAGAATTATTTTCAAAGTCTATCTGCAAATACCCAGAAGCAGCATGTACCAACGGAACTGGATAATTCATTACCCTTAACAAAGACCTTATATTCTTACTCTGTACGGCGGTATCTAAGAACGTTTCCAAAGCCTGTGTATCCATATAGAAATTCTGCATATCGGACACACTAGCTAGTAATTCCAACCACACCATCCCAAGGTCAGACTCACTAAAATCTGTCCATTTCGTAGTCAACTGCGGAATTAGGTTAATGAGTTCCCTACGTATATCTGCTATATCTTTCCCAGTATAAGATAAATTATTAGCCAATTTCTCTTCTCACCTCACTAACCTGTGACTGTATCATCCAAAGAGTACACATCAATATTCCCATCCTTTATATTGAATGGGTACACGTAAGAACCATAAATATTAGAGTTTCTAAATTTATAACTTATTGTGATGGGTATACTATTAGAATCATCTATATCCCCTACAGATACATCCACCACATCTATTCTCTTTTCCCAGGTAGCTAAGGCTTCCGTTACATACATCTTCAACAAATCCCTAGCAATCAGACTATTCGGCTCAAATACCACTAAATGTAACCTAGAACCAAACTCGGGTATGAAAGCCCTTTCCCCTACTCTAGTAGAGAGTATCATCCGTATACTTTCATGTATCTTATCTTCCCCAGACATAGATACCATTTTACCCTTACCATCTCTTACATCTGTCTGAAACATATTGTATAAAGAAGCCCCACTACCGGCAACTGTTTGTTTAAAATCTGTATTATAATAATATGCCACTGTTCCCAGCCTCCCTACCTATTATTTATACAGAATTCAGAACCCTAAATTTATGGAGCTGTTTTCACTTCGGCTCTATCTAGTATACCCTTAGCATCTTCTACGGAATACCCCTGACTTAGTAAATATCCTATATCCGTAGAATCATAAGGTAATCCACTCATGGAACTTATACCATAATTAATCCATATAGAAGCATCATTCTTTGCTTTTTCAGACAACTGTTGATAAGCTTGATATAAAGACAATCCTTCATTTAATAAAGAAGTGATTTCACTTCCCTTAAATACTTTAGATAAAACTTCAAAACTAGCTGTAATAGCAGCCTGCTTTAAAGCTTTACTGTATTCCTGTGCTTTATCGGAAGCTGTAGAAATTAAATAGGAATATTCAGAGTTATTCAATACGTTCAATATAGCTGAATTTTTAGACTGTCCTAGTATATCCTGATAGTATTGTAAGTCTGCCATGACATCCTGACCAAACGGAGTAGTCTTTAAGTACTCTAAAGCCCCTTCTGGAGTAATCCCATTTTTCATGATATCCCCTACAGCAGAAACCAGGTTAGCTATAGAATTAGCTGATTCTACAATATGTACATCAGCACCCCTCATCTTTAAGTTCTTAGCAGATACCTTTACATTCGGAGAGAGTATCTGCGTCTTAGCGGAATCTATCTTTACATTCCCTGAACTATCCATGGTAATCTTACCTTTACCACTAGCTACTATGACATTTTTATCATTCGGGTCTACGGTTATCATGGTAGCCCCAGAACCAATATACACATGACTGTCACGTATAACTACAGATACTCCACCTGTACCAGTCATACAAATACTTCTGCCAGATTCAGCGGAATTTATTTTGAATCTTTGACCGTACTCATCCTCTATACTAGTGCCTTCCGTGGATATAGACGTATCCATACAAATCTTAGAACCTAATCTAGACTTATACAGTACTTTATTCGTAGGGTCTTCCCTCTGGGCTTCATTAGGTACTTCACATACCCCAGCTACCCCTGACCAAGACGTATCACCAGAACCGTATTTCTTCTGTGTCAAAGAACCTGTACCAAAGATAGACCCAAGATATACAGGTTTATTGGTATCCCCATCTTCAAAGACTACAAATACGTACTCCCCTATCTCGGGTACAATAAAGGAACCGAAGTTATACCCGGCTCCATTATTACTACACATACTAGCCCAAGGTAAACTATCAGAAGAAACCCCTTCTCCTTCCAGTCCATGCAACATGGGTACCCGTACCTGCACCCTGCCTATCCCTAAAGGGTCTTTATTATTCTCTACCCTAGCTCTATAGACACCTATCATGTTTTCATGCTTCGATAAACTAGTATCTAAATCCCTAACAACGGACATAGTTAACTGTCCCCTTCCTGACTCTTAGCATCCGGCCAGCCACCATGATCTTCTCCTGTAGACCATTCATAACCCATGGACTGTACATCAATATGATAGTTAGAGTCATCACTACCTTCAATGTTCATACCAAGACCAGCTTCACGACCATATTCTATGAAAGAAGATTGAAAAGATTCATCTACTCCACCACTATCATCTGTAACCAATTTACCACCAGATAGCGGGTCTTCTGTACCACCCCAGTCACTACAATCCAACTTGTAACCATTAGCATGAGAATATTGACCACCACTATGACTGCCCGTAGTTACAGAGTTTATAACTAACTTATGACCTGTCTGACTAAAGAACCACTCCCCTAGATAATTAGCTATATCTACCATCCAAGGCTTTGCATCATCAAAGTTGATTCCAGAAGTCTGAGGCTGCCAGTATGTCCCGTCAGGTACACTAACAGAACCAGGTGTTCTAGAAGCACCTTCTCCCTTTTTACCTTTAGAAGCATTCTTTTCATTCTTAATCAACTGCAAGCTAGAAGTATAAGAACCACCTGCAATACTATCTTCTATGGATTTTATTAAGTATTCCCCAGAGGTGTGATGCATGAATCCATACTTTGTGAATACTGCCAGCTTGATACACTTCCCTACTTCCAAAAACGGATTCCCTAGTACTTCAAGAGAAGCCTTTACAGCACTAGAATGGTACCTATTCCATAGACTTACAGAAGCCTTCTCCAAATCAGAATAGGTAGAAGAACTCATACCCATGACCAGATATTCTGAACCGTCATCCCCCGTATCGGATTCAGAAGCACCTTTCCCACCTACGGTACATTTTAACATTTCATTCCGAACAGCATCTACGGATAAATTCTTCCCAGCTTTCTTACTACCTGCTATAGCGTTCCCTTTAAACTCAGGTGAAAAACTTATGACTACTCCATCAGGTCTACCTGTATAGTATTCGTAATACCCTATAACAGAATGTTCATTCTTAGCAGGCGTCTTATCCTTTCCATCTGTACCAGAACCATTATCTGATTTACTGTCAGAACTACTACCAGACTTTGAACCGGAGTCTGTACCCATACCGATACCCATCGGGTCTTCTGCTACAGAAGCATTTTTATCATCAGAACCTTCTGTAGCTGTACTAGAATCCTTCTGTTCATAGTTCAATATAGAATTATTCTTGATATAGTCAGATACACTAGTTCCCAGTAAATTAGAAGTCCCTAATAAAGACTTAATTGAACTATTCGGAACCATATTAAGTACTGTAGCATCTGTACTTAAAGACTGTATCCTCCGGACTATCGAATCATTCATAGTATCATGAAGTATAATACCCCTCATATTTAATAAATCCTGAATGGTAGTAGTGCTGGCGGGAGTTCCTGTAGACTTAGAAGTAGTTAGTACAGTGGTCAATACATCTGTTATCAATTTTCGAGTCTTACCTGTAGAGTTTGAAGAACTCCCTATCGTATCATCCAGTACATCATTAATGATACTTTGGTATACTGTCCCATTCAAGGAACTCATAGATACACCCAGCTTTAAAAGGTCTTCTACCCCAGAATAATCCTTCTTTGCAGACTTATGCTGAGAATGACCAGACCCAGCATAAGATACATACGTAGAAGAAATTATCATATTATAAAAATCCTGATATACCTGCGTAGTATAATACCTACCTGTTCCATCTGTCGTATAAGAGGTTATTCTGTCTTTTAACTGTTTAAATATGTCTACTACCTCTACAGAATCAGGAAGTTCACCCACTATAGCATCATTATACTTAGAAATTAAATCAGATGAAATAGTGCTGTCTGTATTCTTAGAATCGTATATGGGAGGGTATGTAATAAACACCATATAACAATTAGAGGGTATTTCCCGTAACCATGATTTTATAGCTGTAGTATATCCTTCTATTCCACCCGGAGCATAGTCTGGTAGTATACAGATTCGACTTCCAGAAGACATATCTTTAGGTAAAGAGTCTATTACACTCTGAATATAGCTTACATCAGCAACATCATTATAGTACATCTTTACATGACTATTCTGTTGTACAGCATCATCTATCTTATGGATATGAATACCACCAATAATATACAAATCACCTGTACCAGACGTTGTAGAGGTAGAAGTCGTTTCAGCTTTATAGGAATTAGAACCCCCAGCCTTTATTGTAGAAGAAGCAGAAGCCCTATATTCAGGATAAGATATACCCTCAGAAGTTCCTGTACTATACGTACTCCCATCAGACCTCGTCCAATCAGCGGAACCAGCTCCCCCTATTATAGGAGTACCATACAGTATAGACCCATAGTTATTCCCCCTACTGTCTACTACCTGGGCTTCATTAGAATCCGTATCCGGAACAAACCACATTTTACCCCCAGTATCGAAATAGAACGTATACCCCACTACCCCAGAAGTAGAAGTGGCTTTTTCAGATAGTTCCTTCATTATAAACTGAGTAGCAGACTGGTTCTTCCGTACAAAAGACCTTGGCTTCCCGTCTTCCCCTATCATCGGAGCTGTTTCAGTGATACCACCTACCTGCCACCCCTCGTCAGTTGCTATCTTTTGAACAATAACAGAAGGCTTACCACCATATACATCAGCCTTATATTCTTCTGTCTTTACTTTAGAAGCCTGATACAAACCGGATATAGTCCCTTCTACATTTAACTCTATAGAGGAACCAGCAAAAGAAATTGTGTAATTTGTAATATTACCCCTCATTAAAGGAGTTTCAGCTAGTACACCCCCACCTCTGGCCATCCAACCATATTGTAATGTAAAGTTAGAAGCATCTGATTTATTCTTTTTATCCTTACTATCTTTCTTACTATCATCTTTCTTAGAATCTGAAGAGTCTGACTTATCGTTGTTCTTTTTATTATTCGTAGACTTACTAGGCTTCGTATTCTTGGCTAAAGCATTACTTACTATTTCTTCTATTTCAAGAGCCTTATCATCATACAACTGTATCTGAACTTTAGAAGAAGCAAAACCCTTCTTCTGACTCCCCATCTTAGTGACACTGATACCTACCAAACAATCAGATGTTTTATCTGTATAACTAGTAATGGACTTTCCCATAATAGATATTGTCACATACGGAGTCAATGGCTGGTTCTTCATCATCTTCTCATTGACAGACTGTACCTGCTTCTCTATCTTAGCATCTTCAGCCCTTGTATCTTTTTTGTCAGATTTTCCAGAGTTTTCATCCTTCTTTGAATCTGAGTCATCCTTACTATTATCCATAGGATTCTTCGTTCCCTGTCCGACACCTGTACCCATCGGGTCTAATAGTATGGAAGCATTATCATCTGTATCAGATTTTAACCACTCTAAAAACCCCATCAAATCACCCCACTATCGTAAATAGAAGCTAAAGCAGGTATCCTTAGGATTATACCTGCTTTTACATCTAACGGGTTATTGATATGATTCATGGAGGCAATGGCCCACCATAACAAAGGAGTACCATAAAATTGATTTGAAATAAGGTCTAGTCTATTCTCATTCTGCTTTTCTACGGAATAGAACGTATCAGCAGTAGATTCCTGTATTTCTATCCGTTCAGGAGATTCTACATAAGTATCTCCGTTTGTATCTGTATACCTCTTGTAATTTTTATACCTAGACACAGCCCCAGGTCCAGAAGTTTCATCTAAGGTATAGTAACTTTTTATTTTGTAAGGTTTATCCTTCATATTACATGTTCCCTTCCTGGAATGGGTTGGCATCTACACTCGGAAGACTACTTATTCTTAGTTCCATAAACTCTAAAGAAACTTCACACTGAGAATAATGTTGCTGGTCTTCTATAATAGTCTGCCCCCAAGATAAAGATACACTCGTTACAACAGCCATCATGTCTATCATATCCCCAAACTTAACGTACTGATAGGGAGGCTGTATATGACTATCTGTATATTTCGGATATACCAAACGTTTCAATTTATCTATGACCGTCATCATATTCGGTACTATATCTTCGTGTAACGTAATAGAGTATCCAACTGTCCTAGCCTCATTCCCGGAGTAAGAAATATAAGGAGCCGACCGTCCCATGATTTCCTTCGGCTCCATACTTACAGAATAAGATTCTGTTACTTCTTCGGGTAATACCATGAACTGTATCGTATCCCCTGTCAGCTTATTTACAATATAACAGGGTATCAGATTTCCCGGTGCTACATTAGAAGTCGTATAAGATAATCCTGCCATGCATCATCGTCCCCTATCCCTTAATAAGAAAATGTCGTATCTACATCACTATAAGAAGGAGTTATCCGTCCCCGGGTACCCCCTACAGCAGAAATTACAGCATCTAACTTTATTTCTAGTCTATTCACCATCCATTTTAAGGTATCTATGACATCATCCGTATCTCCAGAAGTATCACTTAACGGACTATTTTCAAAGTTAGAAGAATCAAAGGTGGCTAAGTTACCTATACCAGAAAATGGATTTAAGTCCGCAGGTACTATGGCTTCCCCTTCATGTAATAGAGCTATCTGGTCTTCGGGTACCCATGGAGTACCTAAAGCATACTGATTACCGGCAAACTCATTATAGTAAGATTCTGCATAAGCTTGTCGAGTAGCCAACTGCACATTCCCGGCACCTTCATAACCCCTTTGCCAGATATCCGTAGCGTCATCTACATCTGTAGCATCATTAACAGCACTGATAGTACCTGAATAATATGTCCTAGCTTCATAGAGTAAGAACTGTAACTGACTTAGTAAATCATGTGGGTCTAAATCATTCTTGGCCATGAAGTCATCAAAGTTCTGACGACGTGACGGGTCTGTCCATTGAGCTATCCCGGCACCCCCAGAAGCTACGTCAGCTAAGGTGTTCCATCCAGAATAAGCTTTATCTTCTGTAGCTAACGGGTCTAACTGAGATTCCTGAGCAAGATTACCCATTATCCCAGCTGTAGCTACCGGAGTAAAACCATTCCCAGTCAAAAAAGACCAGGTAGTCTTAGCATTTTCACCCGTATCAGGTGTAACATTTACACCACCACCAGAACCTCCGGAGGATTCACTACCGAAACCAAAGAAACTCTTTACTTTATCAGCAGCTCCCCCAAACAGACTTTTCAAAGTATCTAAGAAACCACCGGAACCCTTATTAGCCCCTGAACCACTTCCAACTGAACCAGCCATCCTAGCGGCGGGTGTATCTGTCTTACCTAAGTTAGTGGCAGATAACGGGTCAAAGAAACTACTTACATCATCTAAACTATCTGTCATAGTATTAGAGTTAGTCAATTCATCAGAGTTAACCCCTAAAATGGCCTTCAATATATTATTCGTATCCTCTAAAGAAGCACCATTAGAATTGAAGGGTATACCCCCATCAGCCGTAGTGTTCCTTAAAGTGTTCGCCTGGTCTTCCGTTAGTACCGCTTCCCCTTTATGTAAGTAAGCTGGGAAATTATCAAAAGGTACATCAGACAACCCATTAGCATAGGAGTTAACCCCTGTCTGGTCTATAGCTGTGTTTTGTACAGGGTCTAAGAAATCGGCAATAGACTCACTACCTAGCAAACCACCTATACCACCAATAACACCCCCAACAGCACCCCCTGCTAGAGTACCTACACCAGGAACAACAGAAGCCACTGTAGCACCTATGGAAGCACCTGTTAATGCCTGTCCGGCAGCATTTCCTAGACCACCTTCAGCACCCCCACCGAATAGACCACTGATACCACCAACAATCCTATCCCCTAGTGAGGCATCATCACCATACCATTTAGAGGCTAAATCAGTAGCTCCTTCGAAGGTACCTATAGCAGCGGGTAGTATAGCAGCTACTCTACCGATAGTCTTTAGGACACCACCGAAACGTCCCCCAGATTCTCCTTCTTTATTACCACCACCTCCGAAGAGTCCACCTTCACCAAACAGACCACCGGAACCAAATAGACCCCCAACCCCTACTTTGGCTAAGATGGCTCCTAGTAGTGTAACTATTTTACCACCTATTGGAGCAACTGCGGATATTACCTTACCTAGAACAGGAAATCCCCTTAGGAAACTTATCCCTTTACCAAGTAACCCTAGTCCGTCTTTCAGGATACCTCCAGCATATCCTATATACGTTGTCAGAGCAGCCTTGAGTCCACCCATCTCTATAATGGACTTCATACCAGAAGCTATCCCAGAAGTAGCTGTAACAATAGCGGCAGCATTAATCCATTTAATATCAAACTCGTTCAGAGCATCAGAGAACCCAGACACTATTGGATTATTCGATACGGCATTTTTTGTCTTATCTACAATACCTAAAGTTTCCCCAGCCTTCTGCACCATTAAAGATAACCCTGTCTTCTCTCCCTGGTCCATAGAACTTAGTGATTTTCCATAATTAGAAGCAAGATTACCCTGTTTAGCGTCAGCTACCATGGCACCCATCTGAGAATCAGACAACCCTAACAACTGACCCTGGTTATGGATATCCACATCATCAAAATCTTTAATACTATCCTGCAAATCCTCTAAGAAACCCTGCATCTTTTCAGGGTCTTGTCTAGCTTCATCCAAATCAGACACGGAATACCCAGCTATATTCGCTAACTGCTGTATCCTGTCATCTTCCATCATACCGTACAAATTCTTATCTTTTGTACTAGAGATTAGTTCAGCTACAGCATCTGAACCTTCTGTGGCATTGGTCTCCCTCATAGCTTCTATAGCTGTCAACGTCTTAGACATGGAGGTTGTCGTTTTAGAATCCCCTACACTAACCCCATATAAATCTTGGATACTCCCATTAATACTCTGTAGTATATCCTGAGCATTGACATTCAAATCAGCATTATCTTCCAGAGAGATAGCCATATTATTTACGTTCCTTAAGAACCTACCTCTCTGAGTCGGGTCATTCCCTGCCATATGAATATCAGACCATAGTACATCATGATAAGCATCCAGACTTACCCCTAAAGTCTTCATCCCAGCAGCTAACTCTGTAGCGTAAGGCTTGATATAGTTCATGTCACGGATAGATTCATCTTTTACCAAGTCAGAGACTACCTCAGAAGCTTCACTCCTAGACATAAAATACCCTGAGGATACTACGTCAGATACAGCAGACTGATAACCAGACCAGTCAAAGTTTCTTCCCGTTCTAGAAGCTACCTGCCTTTTATTATCAATATAGGAGTCTACTTCTTCCCCTAACTTACTTCCGATATCCCCTACATTGATAGCAGTAAGAGATGTAGTAATACTCATGGCCATTTTCTGTATCTTATTTAAGATAGAGTCAGACATATCACCCATAGAGTCTTTTATATTATCTGACATATCTGTAAACCTAGAGGTCATTTCATCAGAAATAGAATTCATCCCTTCATGAGTTATCCTATACATATCAGCAAATAGTCTTTTATCAGATTCAGACAAAAAGTTCTTGTATACAGAGTAAGACTTTCTCATCTGCTCTAACTGCTGTTCCATAATCTGCTGACGTTCGGACATATCATTTTTGATATACTCCCGGCGTATCTTACTCGTAGAGTCATAGAATCCTTCCAGCATATCGTACTGCCTATCCATCATAGTACTCATGCTATCCATATTCTTTTTGGCTATGTCTAGGAAACCTTTGGCGTATTCCCTATCCATCTCTTGCAGACGTTTCTTTCTCTCTTGCTTATTCTTCTTGTCTGTCTTATCCATACCTAACCCATACCCCTTCTAAGGCCCTTATCTATAGTCTATGAACTCTACGTAATCAGATGTATCCCATCCAAGTTCTTCTAATGAATTAAAGAATTGTTCTATTTCGTCCCTGTCTTCTACATACAGAGATAAACAGGTTTCACTAGACACATATCGGAAATCACCTAGCTCAGATAGTATCCTGTTTACTATCTTTTCAGTCTTTTTTGTATCCAGACTTGGACATTCTATGACCATATCAATAGTGACAGAATCTATAATGTTCCGGCTATCTTCTATATCAGGTCTCCAGATGTTACTAAGAAATACTTCTAACTGTATTCCACAACCCCCTAATGAAGACAACTCTTCACCAAATTTACGGATTAAAAAATCCTGTATTTCCTGACTGACTACCTCAGAATCTTCAAGTAGTGCAATGTATACCCCTTCATCATAATACGAATCCTGTATTTGTTTTATTCTCTTACTCATAATCGATACCCCTATAATTTATTTTAAATAATTTTATACTGTTCCACCGAAAAACACTCCTTACCGAATATATAACTAAAAATAGTACCTAAAGTTTTACTCCTTAGGTACTATTCCTATACATACTATTCAGTTCTGTAAGATTAGATTAACGACTTCTCCAGTATTCCCGATTCTGTTCGATATCTTCACTTTTCCATTCCTGTTCCAGCTCTTCCTGGTCAGCTTTAATATCTTCCAGATATACTTCCTCTACCATCTTATCAGCGGAGTCAAATCCATGTTTTTTCATGTCCTGGAAAAATTCGGCAATATCATCTGTATTGTCTATATAGACATACCATACATTCTCATCATCACTATATTCTAAATCAGCATAACTGCCGAACTTCTTCTTTAGGTCTTTACCCACTACATCACTATCTTCTGAACCAGATACAAAACAGATAATCGTGACTTCTGTTACGATACCTTTAGCACTGTCTACAGAATAGCCGTGTAAGTCCGTTACACTCATATCTAGTTCAACATCTGTAAGTTCATCTTTTAGAATCTTATGAGTAATGAACTTCTGCAAAGCATCCTGTACTTTACCATTAATACCCTTTACCTGGAATAATGTATCGGAAAGAGTATAACTTTCTACAATTTTTCTAACCATATCTTTATTTTTCACCCTTCTCTACACTATGAAAGTATCTTTTTCCATCAACAGTATCTACTTAGGAATACTCACATACATATATATTAACATAGTCAAGGTCAGCAGACAAGTTTACCATCAATTGACACTCCCACGAATAAATTCGTGGGATTCTAAAGAAGTTTGATTACCGTTAAGCAATCCTTATTCTTGAAGGGCTTGCCAAAAGCCCCTTACACAGTTCTACAAAATCGTAGTTCTGCTTACTTTTATTCATGATGTTTGCCGCACCATTTAAGTCAGCATTAGCAATTCTTCCATCAGAATACCGATACAAGCCACGATGAATGCGTTTGCCACTGAATTTTCCCGTGTACGGCTGTTCGGGATTATAGACAGGAATCTCATCGAGGTCAAGGAAACTTGCCTTTGATGTGTAGGATTCTTCCTGCTCTATATATCTCATACCGTATTGTTCGCAAAGACTGGACAACTGCTCACGTAAAGAACCAAAGCTGATTTGTGTGAACTGCTGATTGGTCATCTTTCCGAGATTAATGGAACGCTTGAAATCACTGTTGTAACCACAAATGATTGTTCCGATATTGTTGTCGATGCAATAGTTTACGATGTATCGGGATGTCTTGCGAACATAATCTTTGGCACGGTTGTTGCGTTTCGTAGTAATACACTGGATGAGTTTCGTGGATTTATTTTTCTGCTTGTCTGCTATAGATTGAAGTTGTGCCTTGCGTTTGTTCCAGTATTGGTTGATTGATTTGAGTTTACGTCCGTCCATAATGAACGAAGTCCCAATAGTGGTTATGCAAGTCGCAAAGTTCTCCAATCCTATATCGATAGCAAGAGCGTTATCCTGCGAAAGATTAAGATTCTGTTCTGCCTGTTCGTAGACATACTGAATCTTGAAATACTGTCCTTTGAATATCGGGATTATACGCACTTCTTTGATTTTCTTATCGGCAAGGCGTTCAGGAAATGCAATCTTAATCAACTTTCCAGCATGAGCCTTCGAGAAAGCCCTGCTCATAGGAATCTGCAAGAAGCCGTCTTTGATATTGATGGCATTGGTAGACAGCACCAAGACAAACATCCCGCCTTTTTCACGGTAATGTGGAATCTTGATGTCTTGAAAACGATATTCTCCAGACTTTGCTTTTTTAATGAGATTAAAAAATGACTTAAAACTGCGGTCAGCGACTTTTAAGGTCTGCTGTGCCACACCAGCTTGCAGGAGTCCATAATTCTCGTTAATTTTGCATTCATGATAGTTACTTTCGTATGTCAGAAATTTCTTCTCGCTGAAATAGTATTGCCGGATGTTATAAAGAGCAACGTTGTAAAGATTATTAGAATATCGGCACATCTCCGCAAGCATGGCATATTCATCTTTCGAAAGGTGGCGTATTACGTTGGATTGAGTTAAGAACATATTAATTTCACCTCTTTTCTTGTTATATATATATTATATAACAAAAGTAAGAGAAAAACAAGAGAAAGCGGGCTTTCATCCCACGGTTGAAACCGTGGGTCTTCCCACCCGCCATCAAATAAGCATTGTATTTCTTTACTACCTCTTTCTTCCATTTTCGATAGGGAAACTTTTTCGGTAAATAGAAACACTGCTTATCGAAACAATACCAGTCTATCCATTCAAATTTATTCTTCTTCCTATGAACCATACCAGACCACCTACTATAGAGTACTATCGTCTTCTATGCATCCGATGTTTATTCCCTTTTTCTTTTGCTTTCTTAATGGCTTCTTCCTGAGCTTTTCGTTCTTCTTCTTTCTGCTCTACGAGTAACCTGTACATCATATGCCTCTCTAACGTAGTCATATCGTTTGTAGACTGATAATCTACTTTTCCAAAATAAGTCAACTGGAACTGTTCCTTCATGATGGACTCAAACATACCCATCCTCATATCCCTGATTTTTAGATTTTCCTCTTCCGTATTATCATCACTCAATGTCGGGGCGAAAAAACTCAGAAGTCAAGGGCATAATGAAATCAAAATCTTCACCACAATCCGGACATGTTACCGTGACCAGAGTATCTACACCGAACTGAATCTTAGAAATAGCTGTCTGTAACTTTCTAGAGTCCATAGACTGCATATTTTCTACATAAGCCTTTGCATCAATGAAGTCTACTGGTTTTCCGTTAATAGAAGTAATATACTTAGCCAACCGGCAGATATATTCTACTTCACGGATGTTCTGGTTGAACTGCTTAGCATTTCTCTTTGAATACTTATGTACTTGTTCCAAGTCTTCATTCCGTAGTAGTTTAAATGTTATGGTGTCCCCACTTCTGGGTAATTCTACTTCTACGGGCTCTGTAAAGTCATCATCAAGATATTCTGTTTCAAAATCAGATAACTTAATAGTAAAAGAATTCTTAGACCCACAATTCGGACATGTAGCAGATACCTTGTAAGAATCACCATAGGTAACCATCCGTAGCTGAAGAATAAGGAACATTTCATCAGCCAATACCAGTTTATTGACATCTAACTTCTTCGGACTTACTACACAATTCCTTAGAATCTTCTTAAAGACACTCCCACCCTGAGAAGCATAAAGAATCTTTTCCTCTTTTGTGGTCATTCCCCTCAAAGAAATATCAGCAGGAATCCCTTCTTCCTTATACAGTAAACCTTTAGAAGGAAGCGTTACTGTAACTTCGTAACTCAAAGGTTCTTTTTTTGCCCCTGCTTTTTCTACCTCAGGTTCATTCTGTACAGATTCTTTTGGTTCTAAATCATGAATAGGTTCTTCATGAACCAGTTCATGAGTAGTGCTATGATTCTTTCTAGGACGACCTACTTTCCTTACTTGCGTATTTTCTTCTTCGTACCCTTTCATTGCTTAGTCTCCTTTATGTTTTAATATCCTATTAATGAATTACTGATTTTCTAACTTTTCCAGAATATTTATAATGGACATTTCAGACAACCTATTCTGCTTATTCAAGTCTTCCATGCACTTTATGGTACGTACAGCTAAATCAGAATCATACGGCAACTGAATAGTATCTCCCTTTGACTTTTCTATTATCTCTTTGAAATTTCTCATTCTCTTCCAGAACTTATAATAAGGAGTCTTATACTTTACCATATACCCTTTAGCATCTTCAAATACCCATCCTTCTAGATGAATGTAGTTATTGGTATCATACCCCTTGATATCAGAATACAAGTCTTCAAAGGAAGTGTATATAGAAGCACGCTTTTTGAAGTCGAGTCCTATTTCCTTAGCTACCTGTACCATATCCTCATAGTTTAGTTTATGACAATCCCAGGTATTATCTATGATATCTAACAGTACTAATTCATTCCTATCATATTTTATGATATGTGGGTCTTCTTTTGGTCGGATACATTCAAATACCATAGTAACGTCATGAGTCTTTACAAAGTCTTTCAGTTTATCTAACGTACCATCAGGTAACTCAGCTAAGGTATCTTTTATGTACTGTACCATAGTACCTGTATTAGATGACTTAGAGCATACCAGCAAGTCATCTTTATAGTAAGAAATAAGAGCTAAGAACCCATTCTCTTTATAGTAGGAAGTGACTGGGAATACCAAAGACTTAGCTAAAGCATCTGTATCATCCTGTGGACGTTCACCCCAGTTAAAGAACTTATTATAACTCCTGCATACTATCTTACCCGTATCTTTTTCCAAGAACAAACCCCTAGCAGTACAGGTTAAATCATTCCACTTTCTATCTCTGAAAGCTTTCCTTGTGAAATTATAAGATACAATCCCACCATCTAAGTCTTTCTTAAGAATTAATTTAGATTTATTCAACTGAGCTATAATAGTATTAGGGTCTACGGGTACAGCCCCTTGAGTATTTTCTTGTTCCGGTCTTTCAACATGTATCGTATTCGGTATTTCTAAGGTATGTACCCCAGAATCACCTATTTCCAGTACTCTCCAATCATCCCCATACTCTACATCTGAACACAAGTTATAGATATGAGAATTTACCTTAGTAGGATGGTGTAGTACATTCCTATGACCGTGAATGAATACAATATCTTTATGATTATCCATTTCCTGGTACAAATCATCTGTATCTTCGTATCCACCCACACCATGAATTAAATATTGTGTCGGAATAAGTATAGATGGTAAATTAGAAAAACCACCATGACACATGAAATAGGTCTTACCCCTAAAAGAAGCACATACCACCTGACGGAATTTACGACATAACTGACGGATATCCTTCTTAGGTAAATCTTCTATGTCAGGTACAGTATACTTAGAAAATACCCTACTACGTATCTGCTTTGAAGCAAGGTAAGAACTAGTATCTAAATCCCCATACTTCTTCAATACAGAAAAGTCTTCCTTAGGTATTTCTGTATACCCTTTTGAACTATATAGACGTAACCACTTTTCATGGTTCCCTTCCAGTAAGATAACATTCTTACGAGTATAGTTATGAAGTAGCCACTCCAGTACGTCCTTATTCTGTAAACCCCTGTCCAAATAGTCACCTAAGAAAATATAACATGTGGAATCTTCCATCTGATGGTCTTTGAAATAGGTAGATAAAGGTTCATAGCATCCATGCACATCCCCGAATACCACTAATTTATTGAAATGATTATAGTCTTCTACCAAACCTGTAGATTCACTTCTAGACAGCATATTGATGGCGTCATCCCTAGACAGAATAGTGTATCTTTTAGATACCTCTGTATCATCACGGAACACAGAATACATTTTATGAATAACTCCTTCGGGTACTACCTTATACCCATCCCGCAACTTATTTCTCTGTAAAGCAGTTTCTTCTGGCACATCTGTGAAGTCTACGATATACACTCTATACCGGTATTCATCACTGAGTTTCTTATACTTATTCAACAGACTTCTTTTATAGTGTGTGGCATCTACGATTAAGAACTCACCATTCATCATCCGTTCTTCTAACCGCCTGAACAATAAAGACCACACTTTACCATCATTAGACTGAGAAATATACTCAGACCCATCCATACGTACAGCAGGTCCTTGATACATAGTCCGTATATCGTCAGCACTTAGTGTATAAGGTTCTAAGTTATGAGTATGTACCCATGTAGATTTCCCAGAACCAGGAGCACCCCTTAATAAAAATAATACTCTCATCTCAGTACATCCCTTCTAGGCTTTCATCCCAATCCAACAGATTTTCCATATCTTCTTCAGATATGGGTTTAGTTATATCCACCTCATCTTCAATATTAAGTAAAGCCAAAATCATATTGGCTGCTTCAATATTATCAGCTTCCATGATTTTTTTACAATAGCGTTTCCGTATCCGTTCATACATAGTAGTATACCTCCTGCTTATAATAAATCCACCACATACCAGTCATCAGCTAGCATATCAGCCTGACTAGCTAACCAACCAATCTGAACCCCAGAAGTTCCTACAAAAGCTATAGCACAATTCCCTATGGCTTTATGGTCAGCATTAATGACCTTATCATCAGAGTTTACATAACTGATATCCCTAGCTAGTTCAATGTACTGCTTCTTCCCATTCCAACCACGTCTAGCACACTTAGACCCGGCCTTAATGGCATACAAAGCTTCACTGAAACTGAAACCATACTCTTCATCACTTACTTTACAGTAGGTACTCTCAAATACCCCTTTCTTACAAGGGTACAGTTCATGAAAAGCCCCTTCAATGACATAATCCCCTTTACTAGCTGTAGCTTCACCATATAGTGTATGTACTGTTTCTTCTTTATCCACCTGATAGGCCATTACTGGCTCTATCTTGACGTACTTATGCATTTTTCCCATGTATTTAACCCCCTTCTAAAAACATATACAAATATACGGGTATCCAGAAGAGTCTACCCCCGGATACCCTTTCTAGTTAAATAATCAAGCACCTACAATGATATACTTTAGTATATCCTTACCGTGTACTTTTCTTAGAACCATGACCCCTTCATTCAAGAATACCAGTAAATCGTCATCCTTCAGAGTATAACCTTTAGTACGTTTTCCTTTACAGCCAGAAAACTCTACATTGAATTTCTTGTTATCAGAATCCATCTTGAAAGTACCTTTAGGAGATACCTTACAGTTTTCATTGACTACCTGTACCGTACTACCTTCGAACCGTTCTGCCAGCTTAGTGATAAATTCCATTCCTTTTCCAAACACTAGAAACACCTCCTTAGTAGTAACATTCAAATACGTACAACATCAATTCCCGGTTCCTAGAATCCAAGACGTTTCTAGCGTCATACCCTTCGGTATAGAATACGTCTCCTTCGTCCAATACGGCTTGAACATTCAATTTCAAATGTTCTTCATCAAACGGGAAAGTATCAGCGGGATACTCACCACTAGGAATGACTACTAGTCTTTCGTCCATTCCATCGGATACTGTATGAACCTTATAGTATAATGAATCATTGTAAGTATGGAATTCTTTACCCCGTGTTTTTACAAATTCCATCAAATCAGTCAATCTAAGAATAACATCACTATCAGTTTCATTCTTTCTAGCAATAACACCTACATTTAAGATACCCATAATATTACCTCCTTCTCACTACACTTATATTATACCAATGTAATTACTTAATGTCAAGTAAATATGAATACAAAAATAAGGCCTGCCACGAACAGCAGACCTTATGTAACCCCTCTACCCTACATATTTTCTGTATCTCTTTACGGCCCGGAAACATTTCTTGGCTAGTGTATCAGAATCCTCGGTATCACTGGCTGAATTATCCGGGTCTGAGAACTGATTCCCGAAGTCACCCAGCCAGAAAACCATCAGGGCCGGTTTATTCAAAACGTTATCGCCGTCTTCAAACAGAGCATCTTCACTGCCATAGTAAGCAGTACCTACCTCTGTGAATACTTTCCTCAAGTTCTTCAACTGATAAAGACTTCCAGTCCACACACCTTGCAGTTTACTCATGTAATTACCCCCTTCTTATTACACCTAGAGTATACCATATATTTTACTTAATGTCAAGTAACTACAGAATCAGAGAAAAACCTGCTACTAAGAGCAGGTTAGTATAATTACTGAGTATTTCTTTTACTCAACAACCCCATCAGAATATAGAAAGGAACCATACCTATCATTAGAACTAAAGCCATAATTACTTCACTTACGATTCTACCATCACTATGAACATCTATATACTTCATACAGTTATCCTCCCCTCTAAGATATCATTCCTTCAAATAATATGACCTAGAATTAGAATCATAAGATAGTATGTATCTACGAGTATTATAGAAATTTGTCACTCCATCTTTACGAGTTACTGTACTACGGAATTCTATAGACTTCAACTTCTTTCCATAGAATACCTTCATATCAGTTAGTTTAATTCCAGAATTAACAGAGTATACAGGAGATAAACCTATAATGATGAAAGCTACAATGAAATTATTAATTCCTATATCAATATCTGCAATCTCATTGATTTCCCTATCTTCTCCAGAATAATCCAGTACATTATACCAATTATGTTCCAAGATATGATAAACCCCAGAATAAGATAATCCTTGTTTCTTAATGACTTCCCATAGTTTGAATAGAAAGTCTACGAACCAATCATACACAGCATTAGAATATCGGAATATCAATACCTCACGATTATCGTTACGTATGAAAGCATTTATCCCTTTCCCTTTCCCTATCCCTGTATACTGAGAATGAAAGATAACATCATCCCGTATATTATTTACTTTATAAGAAATACCTTCATCGTTCACTATAAATACTAATGATTCAACCCATACCCTATCTGAACAGTACGTTACTACATCCTGACTATTGAATATTTTAGTACCTACCATTAGGTATACCCCCTTTAAGATACCTAGTTACTACCACCTATCAAAACTTGTATGAAATCAGTTATCCTACAGTTAATAGGTTCCTTCATGTGAATGGTACACCCATTGTACAACTCCCCATAGTACAACATAGGACAATAGGAAACATCCCCGTTATCTAATACTTTACAACAATGACCCTCTTTACGGAACTCCCCACAATACCCAAGCTGAGCATCCAATAATGAGGATACCAGATTACTCGTATCTACCATAACTATACCAACTCCCTGTTCTCCCTGTTCTTAGTATAATTAGAACACTCACGAGTCATACATACAGAAAAAGATACGTACTTTGTATCTAACCCATGAGATTCAGCGTCCTTCACAGCATAGGGAAAGGCATCTTTACAACTACTATACTTGTCACATGATTCATTCCCACAATACGTACGGTCTCTATAACACTCCATGGAATAACACCCTCCCTACTAGATAGTATGAAGTAAATAGTATATCGTATGACTAATGGACTCTGGAGTACCTGGTTGAACAGAATGACATAGTATCTTTGTTTCTTCTATCCTTCTACTCAAGTTCTTAGGTAAAGTATCAAACGTACACCCTTCTAAGTCTTTGAGATATTCTAACCCTTCCAGTGATAAATCTTTATCTACTACAAAAGACTTTATAGCAGATAATCTTTGGTATCCATCAAGAATAATTGTCTTCGTGTAAATAGTCATATCGAAGTACATACTAGATATGGGTATCCTGAGTAGTATAGATTCTATGAACCTACTCTTTTGAACTGTATCCCACGACTCATGTTCCCTTGAGAAGTCACCTGTATCTAGTTCATGAGTCAATACCCCAGACTTAATTAACTGGTATATTGTACAGGTACTTGTGTAGATATCTACCTTATTTGTATCGAAACCCATCAGAAATCACCTCCCCTTAATAGTGAAATAACCTATCTTTTACCTTATCAGACTCTACCTGGTTTGTCAATTCCAGATTACAATAGTCACATAACATAGTCTTAGAGGCCACTAACCTCCTCCCACACCGATAACAATAGGTATCTAGTAGTTTATGATACCTTTCTTCTTTGAATTTATCCAATAAAGAATTTGAAGGTTTAACCTTATTAGGTATAATCGAGTTCATAATACGGAACTTATGACCACGTACCCACATAGGTAATGGAGTATGAGTATAATGAAATATCTGTTTATCTGTCAAGTCAAAGGTATCTAGGTTCATTTTTGTACCCACTCCAGTACGGTAATTGTCTTTTCCTTCGGAACTACCTCATAATATTCAACGTCATCAAAATCGTCATCCTGCAACTCTGTCTTACCCCGGTTCCACTCTACAGCCATATACCTATCCCCGAGTTTTAATACAGATTTAACAAAATCATACCACCGACTAGAACCAATGACTTCTTCATCTACTACACCCGTAGTACAAACTAGAAAAGAAAAAGGGTATTCTTTTTCTAATGTATCTTTATCCCCAGAATCAAACAAATCCCAAAATTTCTTAGCATAATCTTTTTTCATGACTTAACCCCTCCCCATATTTATGAAATGCTTCCTTATTTGTCATAGTGGTTTCACTCCGATAATTGGATATCCCTTATACTCAATGGCTACTAAATGATTATTGTCATCATAGACGAGTTTAGGAAAGTAGACATCCCTTCCTCTATCCCACTAGATGAATTGAAATTATAGAATATAGGTTCTAGTATCTTAGGCTTCATGAATATCACCCCTTACCAAATAATAAACCTAACACTTTCTTCCACCACGGTTCTTTAGAAGCATTAGGAGTTTTCAGAGTACCTTCCAGTTCTCTATAGTAAGAAGTATCTAAATCTGATACGATATCCTCTACCCCTTTATCCTTACAGACATCTATCATATTCTGAAGAGGTGAACGTACTCCCACCTATAGAGGCGGGAGCTTCCTGCTTCAACGAGAACAGCGCCACGGACTCCAAAGAGTTACGGCGGCTTACACTCTCTCCACAGGCGTAGATTCCCGTGCGCCCCACGGTATTTTATGGATTACGTCAGTGCAATTCATCTCACCGCCTAAAGAGGCGGGAGACTTCTTGCAGAATCAGGTTAAATGACAATACTTATCTTCCCAGTCACCTATGATGTAGAACCTTTCATTGATTAGATCACCTTTTTCAAAAGTACCAAATAGTATAGGGTCACGGTTTTCATCTGCTCTTCTGATTTCCCTATACCTATCCTCTGAGTAGTCCGTGTATAGTACGTACATATTATCGAATATGTCTTTACATTTCTGTATCCGTTCTTTAATATGGAGAGGTACTACCCTAGAAAATTTAGATAACTCTATGATAGACACATCATCATCGGAAATAGAATCTACATACTTCTGAATCAAGGACTTAGAAATGTACTGGTTTATCCCTAAGTCTAACAGCTTCTTTTCCTTTTCGATACAGTCTAATAGAAATAATACTTGGTTTAGTCCATCTGTCTGACCCGTATCTTTGAACTGCAACCCTATCTGTTTACAGGCTGAATAGAACTGATTTAGATTTTCCTCTGTGACAGTTTCCCTATCAGTCTTCAACTTATGGAAATAGTCGTCAGATGTAAAATATTTCTTTTCCACGGTATACCTCCCCTTTCCTCACTTTAAGCTACCTGAAAGAACAATTACTACCCACCCTATGATAAGAAGATAGACGGCTATCCATTCTGGATTTTCAGATAACCACTCAAAAAATTTAATACCCTTCATAATTGAACCTCCCCCACTCAAAAAAATTTATCACCCTTCATAATTGAACCTCTCCCACTTATAGAAGCGGGGGATTCTTGAGAAGGTTGCTGTTTAAGTTTCCTCCTTCTAAAAATAGACTTAATAGAATTATTTCTTTATCCCAGATGGAGCAGGTTTTTCCTTCTGAGTAATAGTTACGGGTCTAACATTCGTTTTATTACCACGAACATACTTATTCCCTTCATGTTGACCTACCTTCTCGAAATAGAACTGAATAAGGTTATCTTTTTCCTCGATTAAGTTGTAATCTATAGATAATCTGTAAATATACACCTTTCTAAGACGTTCCCTTAACTTAGTTAATTGTTCACGGAACTTTTCGATATCCATAGTACCCTTATAGAAATTACACTGTCTGCAAGCTGGGTTATAGTTTTCCAGTTCATCAGAACCATTCAGATAATGACACTGAATGTGGTCTACCTGCATATCTTTATACTCTAACTTCTTACCACAATAAGCACAATGACCATCATACTTTTCATACACTTTCTGACGGACTTTCTTTGGAATAGATTTACGCCTATGCTCTTTCTCTTCTTCCTTCTGCTTTCTCATCCGTTCCTGATATTCTTTCCATTTCTGCTCTGCATCAATCATTTAGAAACACCCCTACCACTTTTTCTTTTCATCACTGTACTCATTTAGTTGAAGTATCTTCTCCGTATGGTACAAAGAACAATACCAATACTTAGAGTCACCCTCAGAACGTAACGGACAGATAGTACCAGCATCATCTACACAATTCTTATGATACACAGAACAACAGGCCATTTTTACTTTATTGAGTAAGGTACCTACAATGTGCTTTTCTTCATACGTCAAGATTTTCATAGTTGATTAGATGACACCACCTTATGAGAAACACAAAGACTACACTCATACCCATCCCCTACATCCCAGGGAATACGGAAAGGACATAACTGAATACGACCTTCAGAATTGATTCTCATACACTTATTCGTGTATTTCTTTCGGCAATAGTAACCCTGTAACTTGATAACAATAAGAGTAAATATCTTCTCTTCTAACCCAGTTAATGCCCTTTCAGGTACTACCAGCTTCATAGATTTCACCCCCTATGATAACAACTAAACTTTCTCCGTATCTGAGAACAGAAGTCTTCCAGTATACAATACATACAATCCCTACCATAACAATACTGATTTATCACCTTAGTACAAGTATGTAAATCATCTTTGACCTGCTGTTCATGAAGATACTGAATCTTCTGTATATCACTTAGATGTTCCATTCCCTTTATACCTTTCCCTATCGAAGTATGACAAAAGATGTGCTATAGCACATCCCCTGCAAAGATTACCTGGACAAAAATCTACATCACCATGATTCACATTATAGCACCAGTTATCTTTCCTCAACCCATAAGTACTACACCACTCATAAGATTGCTCCTTTAACAGATGTATTAGTTCACCTGTCTTGACATCGTCCATTAGAACCACTCCCTTTAGATTTCAATTTGTTAATCAGATGAGTGGAACAACAACCATCACCCATCTGACTAGGACAATACCCCACATGTCCCCCGGACATACGATAACATCCTTTAGTATCATAGAAATTATACAACTTACACCACTGGTCTGCCTTTCTGTCCAATAGAGTAACTAACTCGTCATCTGAACTAGAGACTCCCTTTTCGTCACCCTTAGTTTTATAGTAGTCATCTATCCCACCAAACAACTCACAAAACTCTTTCTGACTACTATTGAAAGGAATTATACACACCACAACCACAATGAATAGGAAAAACAGTAGAAAGGAAAAGAATACATCCATCTAAAATCACCCCATGCTCACATCAACCCATCTTACCTGGTACAAAGTGTCCCCAAGGTTCGCTTCATCATAAGCGTCTTCCTTAGTCTTGAAGCAGTTATAGACATCACCACAGAAATTATTGTAATCAATTTCAGACCCCTTATTCACTCTCTTACTGATGAGGTATTCATCGTTATGGCCATAAGGAACCAAATAGTAATACTCTTCTCCAAGAGCTGGCGTCCAAGAACTACCCCATTCAGGAATATGAATAGTGGAAAGACTGTATTCTACCATAACTAATTCTTCCCCAGCTTTAAGAACAATGTCTTTCGGGTCTCTCGGGTCAGAAAGGTTGCCATCTCTATTGAAGGATAAATAACTTTTCAAGGTCTGTAAAGCACCTAACTTTGCTTCTTCTTTCGTATCATAATGGTAAATACGGCACCCAAAATCTTTGAAATAAACACTCCATACAGGAGAACGTCTATAATCCACGTTTTCCTTATACAGAACAGCATAATATGTGAACCCTTTAGAATACTTTGAAATATCTTCCCCTTCAGGAATCCATCTCTGCAACGAATCCACATACACTAACTTATAAAGATTACCACTGTAACCCATGATTTCACCGGGTACAGGAACTTCTTCACCAAACAAAACTTTCCGATACACATTAATAGTAACTGAGTTAGCAGCTTTCTTTACGACTTCCTCTTCAGAAGAACCATACACTTCCAAACCCATATCAGGTACATACCCCATGTACTTCAATCGGTCAAGAGTTTCATTGCCGTGGAATACCACGCATACTGAATAGTCAGAAAACTTCATCATAGTAGAACTCCTTTCTGAATAACACTACCTAAGCTCCTTACTACATGTATAGTATACCACATGATTTACTTATTGTAAAGTAAATATTAAGGTAAAAGAAAAGCACACCCTATCTCTAGAGTGTGCTTCCCCTTACTGTCTGACCGGAGCTTATCTTACCATGAAAGGAGGATGTTAACCAGACAGCCCTAACCAAAAAACTATCTTAAAGGAGGTAAACCATTTGACATGCCCCCATGATTATAGCCATTAGGTTCAATGGTAACTTAAGAATGACTTTCTGAACTTATACAGATAAGTTTTCTGTACCACCCAAGGTTCTAACCATGAGCTTCCTGTCCCAATGCATGTAAAGATATCTCTTTACACTTATATTATACTACACTTTCTATAATAGGTAAAGACCCTTTTCTAAGATTTTACTGACCTTTACCAGAATCAGGTTCACCTTCCGGATGTTCCTGATAGTACTTCATTTCTTCTTCCGGACTATCGAAGGCTGGTGCGGCCTGATAATCTCCGTTTTCGGAATAACCAACCGGGTCTTCGTGCTTCGTTCTGGATTCCAGAGCGTCACGTTCTTCCTGCGTCAAATCAGCAGCTACATAATCAGTATTTTCACCCATGACTTTAACCTCCTCTCAAATTGAAAGTATACTTTTATTCTTATATTTTACCACAGAATTATATATTTGTAAATATTACTACATAGAATATTTTTGACTTAGAAAATCTTTAATAGTATCTATAGTCTTAATTACCTTATCCCCATCTGACTGATAGAACTGAACAGACTTAGCAATAGAATTATATCCATTGAACTCAGAACTGAAGTCTATCGTAATATCCTGCTTTCCAGATATAGGGTCTATATATCTCCCTACAGATAGAATACCGTAAGAAGTATCTACACCCATCCGAATGAAACCAAATAAATCTTCTTCATAGTATAAGACTTTACAAGGCAGTATCTTATTCAGTAACTTACTGATAGAAGATTGAGGGGTATCTGTAGACAAGGAATCGTCCTCTAAAATTTCCACCTTTTTATAGTCAGGAAGAGTAGAAGATACCACATATTTAGGATATCGTCTGAGTATCCTGTTAGCTAGATAAGAAATATACCCTGACACTACCACATACTTAGCCTCAGAATCAGCCTTGTCTATATCCCCACTCACTAGTATAGAAAAGAACCTGTACAACCCATTCCCACCCAGACAAGCAGTATCCACTACAACTCTTTTACCTTGTAAGGAGTCTACAGACCATAGATACCCATAAATAGACTGATAAGGAGGAGTATAGTCTAGTACTGTAACAATACAGGAATAATCTTCATCTTCTATAGGAGTTATGATGTATCTACTCATTACACCATATCCCCTTTACCAGAAACTACAGAATCTTTTAATACCCTATGGAGTAATTTCACTACAGAGTTCATATAGGTCATAGAATAGTAAGCATACTGAAATACCATGACAATCAGTACCATCCATAGAACAAAAGAAATATTAGGAGATTTATCAGAAGAAAATAATAGTACCCAGATACAAGACAACCACAGTACACCCTGAGTCTTACATATAGAGTAGAACGTATGGAATAATGTATCTATTGAACCCCTCTTTATTACCCTTTGTATAGACTTAGCATATCGGAACCGTACCAACATGAACAAAGATAAGAATAGTACACAAGTCAATACAGAAGTACTTATCCCGATGAATACAGGAATTAGAGTACTATTACTATTCATGACAGGGAATACAAAAAGAGTAATCACATATCCTGCCAGTATAGAAGATACTGTAAATTTATTCATTTATCCACCCTCTCTAACATACTACGAAGACAATATTCAAAGTCCCACACATACAATACATATGAAGAACCATCTTATGAATACACTTAGAAAAGATATCAACCCCATGCCAAGGATAGAACCCCTAACCATTTCAAGGTTGAAGTATCTACTCCATTCCTACGGATAGAATCCATCTTTTTCATACTTATCATCTCCCTTTCATGATACTGAAAATATTACTTATCTTTAAGTACATATCTATTTTACCACAATAGAGTAGAATTTGAAAGTAGAAGAACTGAATTACATACTTATACGATATTTTTTGATACTATCCCCTATTTTTGTAACATGTATACACTTTTATTGAATTATTAAACATAAATTAGTCATCAGAGTTTACAAGATTTTCAAAATTTACCTAAAGAAGTACGTTAATCATAAAAATTATTATATATTTCCCCTATTTTAAGACTACAAAACTTTATTTTTTAATGTGAAATGTGCTAATCACAAAAAACTTTTATATCAAGTCTATAAGCACGTATCTTAAAATTTAAAGTGAGCTACAGATTTTACTTAAAATTTAGGTTACAAGGAAAGGGTACTATCCTACCCAATTTTGAATAAGAATAGTACCCACAAGACCATATACTACCTTAGTATTATTATCGAACCTAGAACGTACTACACAAGATAATACCTGACCTATCATAGAATTGCGTAGAATACGTTCTGAAGGGATTTTATAGACTTTTAATGTAATTACACTTAACTATATCTTAGATATGGATTTTAATATCATTTTAGACTTAGATACAGGTTTAGTCCATTCATAGATAGTATATCCACAATCATATACTGGCAAGAACCCCTTAGAAATCATGGTATCATAATCGTAAGGAACATCATCTGTATGACTATTATAGTGTACCCCAGAGGAAGTATTATACCAATGACATACAGGACCAGTTTCAGAAACTACTTTGAAACCACTATCTAGTAGGTATTTCCCATCAACTTTAGCATTATCTACTTCTACTAGAACTTTATCAGGTTTATGCTCAGATAGGAAATAGTCAAACAAATATTTAAAACCCCAAATAACCTTTTTAACCCTAGAGTGCTCTACAATATAAAATGTATTGTTATCTTCAGACTTTAATGAAATAGACTCAAGAACTTTAGACTTATGAACTAGCTGAATATCCAATATACCATCATGAGAAAATTCTTTTATAGAACATTCTTTTTTAGAGTAGTGTGGACGTATCATAGAAAGAAACCGTACTACCTGAAAAGGGTCATCCCAGTCAAATACATGAATACAAAAGAACCCATTCTCCTTAGCATTTTTAGATTTTCTTATATGATACTCTGTATCCTTTACCCAAGAGTTATCAAAAGGACTTAATGCAGAGTTATGAGAAGGAGTAGGATTAATCTCTACTAAGTAATCACCAACTTTGAAATCATATAGGAAATCACCTAGAGGGTACTCCCTCTCATAATACATTTCATACCCAAACAAGATAGTGGCAAACTTTCTATTCGGGGTACTTTTACTACTCTCATTCTTAGAAACACAAGGATTTAACATACAAGGCCAAGAAATACCATATCTTTCCAGACAAGTATCTTTAATCCTCTGCTTGATATCTTCATTTTCAGTAACATTTTTAACCCCATAACGTTCTAAGTTAGTTTGCTCAACCTTGTCCCTTACTTCCCTGCTCTTCATAGGGTATTCTACCCCAAAATGCTTTAAACTAGTCTGAATCTTCTTAATTTTAGCATACTCAGACTTAGATATGTTATCTACCCCATACTTTTCAATCAATGTATGCTTACTCTTCTCTTTGAAGATATCTACCTGAAATGTATTCTTCTCCCCGTATTTAGATAAGTTAGTCTGTTCTATCTTCTTTCTTACTATAGGAGATTTAAGAGGATGGTCTACCCCATAGTGTTCTATACTAGTCTTAGACTTCTTGTCTTTTACCCATTCAAGCTTAGAAGGGTTAGAAACCCCGTACTTATCTAAACAAGTATCTATGAACCTAGACTTTCCTTCATCACTCTGCATGTACCAGTCAGTTCCATATCTACCCTTATTAGTACCTTTCATCTTTTCAAGTATAGATTCCTTATACCCATCAGACTGCATAGGACTATTAGTTCCATACCTAGACTGATTAGTAGATATGACAGAATTAGATATCTTTTTCTTTATATCATCATTCTGAGAAGGAAGTTCAGTACCATACTTAGAGATATTTGTCTCCTTCATTTTTTCTATGAACTCAGGCTTCTTAGCCGGATTATCTACCCCGTACTTTTTCATACAGGTTTTTCTTCTTTTCTCTACAACTTCTGAAATCTTTTCTTTAGATAAAGGAACCATACCTAAAACAAAACCTTCAGGTATAGAGTCACCTTCTTTAATAAACTTATTGACCTTACCATTATTATAGTACCTAGATTTAGCTTTCACCATCCCGGGTTTGAAACCTTCAGGTACCTCTTCCCCTGGCTTTACTTGAATAGAAATTTTACCATTATTATACCATTTTGAACCATGCTTAGTAGGCATAGACTACTCATCCCCCTTAATTACACGACATTGAATAGTATCACCCGTTTTTTCTACCTGGTACTCCAAGTAAGTAGATTTACTTATCTTATCATACTCATCCTTATCTAAGAAACAAATATCTACCTCATCTTCAGAGTACCCTAACTTCTGTAAGGTACTACCTACTACTTGATTAGAGAAATAGTTTAGCTTTTCTATAGAAATTTCCGGGTTATAGTCTTCAAACTTGCATTCACATAATTTACAGACCTTATCTTTCTTACTCACAATAGAAAGATACAGAGAAACATCCACAATAAATGGAAACCCGTGACGTGTCTTAGAGTATCTCATACTTACCACCTCCAACAAATGATTTGAATAGTATTTACCTACCTCTATCTTATTATAACACAAGTGGGTACTAGATTGCAAAGGAATTTACACAAAAATAAAGGGTGAAGATACTAATTTCTTCACCCTTTATCAGACTTAGTGTCTTATTCTATTTTCAGCATTTAACGTTATCACATCAAATGAATGATGTATTCTTACATGAAAAGTTTATTTATTACCTACTATTACAAACCCCAGAAATGTACTGAGCGTTTAATGTTAATCCGTGCCGTACACATGATTATTTGTACCGTCACGAACTATGAAAGCATTATCTACACTTAGATTCATGGTGATTTGCTTCTTATCCCCACTTGCGTAATCTAGTTCGCCCAAGTCGAGGCTCGTGGGCCAGCATCCATCACACTGCCATTTCCTTACGACCTCACCATTCGGGCCGTACTGAACTACGTAGCATGTTTTTTTGTATGAATTACTCCACCCGATCTTACCGGTTTTCGGATTATAGACTTTTAGACGCCACTGCCATAGAATCTGTTCTACGTCAGGTTCAATGAAGTCCTTTACAGCAACTGAAATATCGTCAATCGTAGCTTTACCAGCGACTTTGACGTTACTGTTACCATAGTCTAACTCAACCGGGTCATTCTGAACGTTCGGTAGACCAGTAGTATCACAAGCCAATTCTATGATATCCCCAGAACTTACAGAAGTATTATTCGTAAATTCAGATAAATCCACAATAAACCGAAAGTTATTAGTCCTCTGTACTTCATACTTAGAGTCAGCGGACATGAAAGCTGCATTTAACTGTGACATTTCGTATCTCCCCTTTCCCTATTATTTGAATGAAGCACTATACGGCTGGATATTGAAATTCAAGGAAATAAATTCAGCAGACTTGACAGGCTTGATGTAAATCGTGATAGGCATCCGATTATTTTCAAAGTCTTCGTCTGTAGCATCCAAGGTAATCTTATAATCATAGATACCATTAGCATTCTTGGCTTTAGCTAGAATAGGTTCTACAATAGTCTGCCATCTTTCCCAGGTAGCATCTACATTCTGCTCGAATACAAAATAACGGGTCTTATTACCAATATATCTCTTCAGATAGTTGAGTAGACGACGTACATTGACCCTATCAAGAGCTGTCTTTTCTCTCTGCGTAGTCTTCTGACCCCAGACTACGATACCTGTAGAAATAAAGTTTACGATAGGATTGATACAGTTTCGATTACCATACAAAGCATCCCGTTCACCCTGCGTAGCACTCATTTCTATATCAATAGCATTCGATATCATACCACGATTCAGACCAGCAGGAGCCATCCACGGATATCCTACAGAATCATTGTAAGCATATACAGAACTAATGAAACCAGAAGGAGGTAACCAGGTATCCTTAGAAGTAAAGGAATCAGATACCTTAATCCACGGCCAGTAAATAGCGGCATAAGAGGAATTAAAGGCAGTACCCATATAAGAACCTTCACCATTCGACCAGTTAATGACTTCCTGAGGCTTCAGGCCGAACGGAGTATCTACCAGATAGATACAATCCTTACGAGTTTCAGCAATATGGATACCAGCATTAACAACAGCAGCATCAGACCAACCAGGAGCACACAGAACATCAATAGAAATAGTTTCCGGATTCGAGAAACTCTGTAACCCACCACCAGAAACAACTCCTGTGATATCCTTGGTGGAGATACCATTGATACCATCGTCACCACCAGAGAACGTCAGAGTCTTTTCTACCAGACTTATATCATCCTTCGTATTGACAGTACATACCACTCTCTTAGAATTATTATTGATTACCGTTTCAGCAAATCGAGAAGAAGTCGGGTCTAGGGATAGGGAAGTCCATGATTCAATAGAAGTTACCCCATCAGACTGAAGGATAGTAATATCAAAGAAACCAAAACTATCAGCAGCACTGATGATAGCCTTAGCACCATTCAAGTCACTATCATAGTACAAAGACCTTAGGGATACCTTATCTACCCCTTCCTGACCAGCCCTAGAATAGGAAGCGGATCCGGCACCCTTGGTATCTTCCGTAGCACCCAGAGTCAACGTCTTTTCCGTAATTGTACCACTATACTGAATAGATACGGTAATATACTTCGATACCCCATTAATGACCCTTTCTACATAAGACGGAGAAGAGGAATCTGTAGAAAGATTATCATAGGATTCTAACTGAGAACCCTCTTTAGACTGTACCTTTACAGAAAAAGTATTTTTATCAGAACTTAAAGCACTCTGTACAATCTTAATCCCATTATAGGTTTCACCATAATCGACTGCCGTATATAGAATCTTATCGACACCAATAGAACCGGCAGAAGCCTTCGTACCACCCCGGACAACACGAGTATAGTATAATTCAGATACATTTTCCAAGGCCCGTAAAGCACTATATACCCCATACTCATAAGGTACAGGGTTACCGAACATTGCCAGCATTTCCTTCTGGGTCTTTATCAGAGTCGGTACACCTACCGGACCTCTCCTAGCTCCCCCTACCATACCTACGATACAGGTAGAAGTATCAGATGTATACTGACTATTATCTACCTCTTTTAGGTATACCCCAGGGCTTGCATAATTTTCAGCCATACCATTCTCTCCTTTATTTTAACATATTACTAGTAATAGGTTAACCTTTCAAACCTATAGTGTATATATAACACTTTTAGATACCTATTTATTCTTTGGAACACTAACACTCGTGACTTTAGTCATGAGTTATTGACGTATCAGACTGAGGACTGTATGTACCATGAACTGGCTTCTTATCCTCTGGGAACGGACTCCCTTTATAGTCTACCAGTATCTTATCTAACTTATAGAAATCATTGATTCTGAATAAGACAGCTTCAGGTATATTCATGGTTAGAGTAAGACGATAGAACCTATTTGTTTCATCAAAAGAAGAAATATCCGTTTCATCTGAAATAGTGTCTTCTACTTCCAGATTAAACTCTATCAACTTTTCCCCTAAATCCATTATCTGAACAGAAATAAAAGGACGTAACTTAGCTTCTAGGAATAGCTCAGCAGCTATCCCATCACATACATCCCTTTTCGTAGCATAGACATCTACCTGGTACTGTAGAGTTACGGGTACCCCGGCCATCTTTAATCTCTGCTTCGGAAACTCTATTTTAGAATCATTAGAAGACCAGCCCTTCATCCCAGTACGTAGAAAAGAATCATTGAACATTTCAGCGTTGAAAGTAATATCCGGCATCCTCCAGATAGAAATAAAAGGTAATAGTACTTTACCACCATGCTGCTTGGCATTGACCTTGAAACATTCCTCTGGAGAAGAAAATATTACTTCCGGGTACATAGCATGTATTCGATTATACATAGCTAAATCATATTGGAACATGGAATTATGCATAGATACTATCGTCCTCCTTTCTTTTTATGATTCACTAAGGATTTCTTTATCTTATAGGACTTTGAAGATTTAGTGTCAGATTCAGGTAAGTATAAACAAGATACTTTCTTTGATTTTAATTCCTTCTGATACCTCTTATAATAATCAGACACATGCTTCCTCATATAAACTAACAAAGGTCTAAATAAAGGACGTGCCGGCATTTTCACCGTACCATACTCAAGATACCTAGCTATTGTATTGATTTTTATACCCGTTTTATGGTAGGTATCAGACTGCTTGAACCCTACTACAATAAGAGTACCTTTCTTAAATATATGAATAGTATTCTTTAGTGTACCCGTAGCTTCCCATATCTTTAAAGAAAGATGATGTTGTTTCTTATACCTCATATAAGATAAAGATAAGGGAGGCCATTTCCGTAACCGGAATCTTTGATTCGTAATAGCATCCCTATACCCTTCAGCTAACTGTACAGCCATATAAATCTGAAAGTCTTTATACCGATATTCCCCTAACTCTGATTCTATCTTCTTCGTACCAGGTGTATAAAGGTATCCAGTTACAGAGACTAAGATACCTTTTATGACCTTCATCTGAAATACAGCATTCGATATTTCCATGATATTTTATCTCTTAGAAGTAGGAGTGACTTCTGTTTCCTTATGAGTGTAAGACTGGTTATCATACTTATTTACGACCTCATTACTGACGACCTGGGTAGGAGACTGACCTTTAGGACTGTTATATACAGACTCTATCAGCCACTTAAACAAACCAATCAAACCTACCCCACATGCAGAAATACCCTGCCAGCAAGAATCTATCTGAAACTTCGTACCATACAGACCATTAGACCAATATCCATATGTCCAAGAAGTTAGTACCAGAAAAGCAGCCAGTAGACCGAATATCATACATACAGAAGCTATATTACTTCGTAGGTTCTTTATAAAACCTTTAGCTAGTCTACTCATTGTTTATATTCATCCCCTTATTATGAACTAAATATATTTATTGACGATTACCAGGTATACTTAATCCCTACCTGTACCTGCTGATTATGGAAATCATACCCTGATACAACCCCTATATATTTCCCAGACTCATGAACCCTCCTAGAGTACTCATATAGTATCGTACCTGTTTCCGTAGGTTGTACTGGGTTTATCATGTAAGATACAGAATGTAAAGTCTTTGGAGATAGATTTATCTTATATACGTCTACCTTCTTCTTTTCTTCATCCCCGGATACAACGGTTCTATCTGTCTTCTCAAGAGCTATAGCAGGTACAGAATCTTTCTTCGTATCTATATCCTTAGCTACCTGAGAAGCGGCCTGCTGATAAGTACCTGGACTCTCTACATAATAAGATACATTAGGAGAACCACTAGTACGCTCTATCTCACGTATGATATTCGTAGCCTGAGGCTCTGTTACCTGTATCTTCTTTGATAAAGTATACGGGTTAGATACCTGTTCAGGAGTCAATACCTTCGGGTCTGATTTATGGAAACTTTGATATAACTCATACCCACAGAAACAGAGTAGTAACAGAAATAATACCCCTACTAAAATATAGAGTATCTTTACTTTCTTATCATGTTCCATGATTAATCACCACCTGATGAGGAACCAGTATCTTTATTCTTAGTATCGACTACGATATCATTATTTTCTTTCGGGTCATTGGTTATGACATTATTCTCTGTATTCGACTTAGATACCAACTTAGAGAAATAGTCATCATTAGAATCCAATACCGTATAATTATCTACGAAACTATCGTCTTCATACTTACGATTATCTACATCAGACCCATGTTCCTGTACATACTTAGAACCCATAGGACGACCTTCTGGCTCTTTCTGCAAGAAGTGTTCCCCATGGTTATTCACCAGAGTGAACTCATTACTCCTTTCAGGTGCTAATTTACATACCCAGTATACACCGTATAAGGAATCCATCTTCTTATCCATTATACGAAAATCTGCCTGCATAGGTTGTCCATAATAAGAAATTCTCATCAAAGAATTTTCCCGGACGTCTAGTAGTTCCTTTGTATTCCAATCAGAGTACATGGGTAGGTAAGCCATGGTAGGATGGTCTTCATCTTCGGTGAACCACCCGTACATCTTCAAAATCTTGACCTTCGGATGGTCATCAAAGATAATAGGTACCCTTATCGGTTCATCATATTCAAGATGTGGGTCTTGATAAAAATCGGATACATCTACTCTACACCGATAAAAGTCTACTACTATCCCCGTAGAAATAGCGGCTTCCCAGAACATTCTTCTCTGTAAGTCTATATCTTCATTGACTATAATCGGATTATTGACTTCATGCTGTCTCTGGAGCGGATATCTCCAAGCTAACCCCTGCTGCTTCGTACTGTCTTTATCTGCCATAGAATATAAAATCTCACCTGCCTTGAAAATAAAAGAAAAGGCTTAGAACTTTGAGTAGTCCTAAGCCTATATATAGCGAGTCTATAGTCTATATTTTATCCCTATTTTAGTTAAGATTTATTCTTTATTTGATGAGTAAGATTCAGGTTCTTCAATAGTGAAGAACTCTGGTTTATATTCAGGGTGCTTTTCTAACCATTCCATGAAACAACTCTGAATAGCATTATCTAATTCATCCTGGTCTTCATTCTTTACATCATCCAGCCATCCATCTCCATAATCACCAACTTCATCATAAGCTTGGTCTTGCAGTTCATAAAGTAATTCATCTGCTACAGATACTACAGGTGTGAAAGTCTTTACTTTCCCTATCCAGATGACCTCATCTCCAGAATAGGTATCATCTGTCTGCATTTCATTCCTGGCTTCTTCTAAAGCGTCTTCCTTTGTATTGAAGAACACACCTCGATAGTCTTCTTCATCACCAATAGCATAAGTCCACTTAGTATCATCTTTCATTTAGATAACCCCCTTTTACGGTAAAAGAATCACGAGAACCAGAAGTATACTACACATCAAGATGACCATACTGACTAAAATACGAACGTACCATTAGTAATCATCCTCTTCGTCATAGTCTTCATAGTCATCAAGATACGTGTCTATATCTTCATCATCTTCATAGTCTCCTATGTCCCAATAGTACCTTTGAATATCACCGGAAAAAGGTCTACCAGACCGTTCCCACAATACTTCCTGAGCTAACAAAGCAAGAGCAGTAGCACTACCATTCGATTTCTTTTCCTTTGATAGTTCTTGTAAGGTATCAGAAGATACCCTTTGTAAGTATCGTTTAGACAACCCATGTTTTTTGATTTCTTCTATACTGACCTTGAACCTCTCCCACTTATAGAAGCGAGAGATTCTTGAGAAGTTTGATATACGGACTAACGCCTGACAGCCTATTCCAAAGGAGTTAGCTGTCAGGATATCCTTATTCTCAAAGGGCTGTCCAAAAGCCCCTTACACAGTCCCTCGAAATCGAAGTTCTGCTTACTTTAATAATACTTGCACTTCTTTTCTACCCGTCGCGATTCACATACCGTGTCGTGCTGCGGCAAGGGGGAGTGCTCCTCCAAAAACGGTTCAAAGACCGTTGATTAAAATACTTTTTTGTTCTAGCAGAAGTCTAACTGCTACTAATATTATACCACAATATCACCATTCATCAACCACCTAAGAGGAAGGAGTCTTCTGGCGAAACTATGATAAAGAAGATAAGAACTCATCTGTCACTTTTACTAATTCTTTCTTATCATACTCTAAATCATCATCGTCCCCTAAATAATCTGAGTAGTACGGGTCTACCTGGAACCAATCATCAGCAAACATGTCATCCTGAGAGGGAGACCATCCATTAATAGAAGTATCATTCATATCTAAGATAATCATACCTTCACAATAAGTCAGATAAGGAATACTATTCTTATTGGCTACCCATACCTCACGAGAAACACTATACCCAGACTGTAATAAATCCAAAGCCTTTGAAAAATTGAACTTTGGAGTATCGTCATCATCCAGAATACGATAATTAGAAAAGAAATAATCTGAAGTACATACTACACTAGGAATTGTGGTATCTACGTACTTATGAAAGAACTTTTCAGAGTAGGTATCCTTCCCATATTCCTTCAAGATACGTAAGATAATCGTATACGTAGGTACCTTATAGAACTCAGCAATTTCCTCTAACACATTACAGAGTATATCATTATAATCGATGTTTGTATCTCGATAAAAGTCCTGTAAATTTACTCTCAAGTACCCATTTACAGAATAAGATAAAATACCGTTCTCGATTCCTTTAGCCCATGTCCCTTTAGTGACTAGGGTATCCATGAAGAGAAAGAACATATCCTTGGTTATCTTCCCTAACATCTCTTTCAGTCTAAGAGAATAAAGATTAGAGTAATCAGGAAGTTTAGAACCATCTACTTCAAAGATATCATAATCATTGTAAGAAGTAATAATAAATTGGTTTTGACTTACTGTCTGATATCCTCTCAAGGTATGTACTACTAAAGATACAGGTGTCTGATAAGCTTTTACCTTCTCTACCTTCTTCTGAAAAGTATGCACCTTTACAGAAGTATCATCTTTAGTATGAAGCTTATAGAACAATTCTCCCAGACTCGTATTGATAGACATAACTATTTCCTCCCTTTCTATACTAATTCTTATACAACCAGGATTCATCACTTAGAACTACAGAATAAGGAGATAAGTAATAAGTACCCTTCCTTCCAAATAAATCAAAACCCTTACAATACCGCACTTTATGAAAAGACGTATTATAGGATTTTAGATTCCCTGTAACATAACAGTCCTCATCATCATTTGTACCTATCTTCCAGCAATCTTTGATATTACCCTTCTTATCAGGATTTGAGTAGTCCTCATCAAAATGCATAGCACTCAACAAAGTAATGAAATAATCCCTGACAGGACTTACATTAGGGGTTACCATCCAGATATGGATACCTAATTCAGAATTTAACCTAGATAAGATATGGGCTAACTGACTCTGCTGGAACACTGTCAAATTTGTACCCGGATATTCTAAGACTAAGGTCTTGAACTGAATATTACTATTCAATAACAACTCTAGGGAAACCAGGTATTTATTCAGTCTGACAGGAGGAGTATCCCCGCTATCATAAGGGTCAAATACATAATAAGAACCACTATCTGTAACACACTTATAATGTAAGACACCATGGAAAAGAGTGTCACGGAACTCATTTAAGATACTCTTACGGATACACCCTTTATTAGAAGAAAGACTGATGCCTGTACCAAGGTGTTCTGGAATACAGAAATAAGTGTCATCTACTAATACCCCATAAGGTTCATCCTTATCCCCTAAGGGAGTAATTGGATTACCTAATACCTGAGGTAAGTATACGATACCTAACCTAGAATTAGCATAGTACGTACTATCTTCTATACCAGTGAATCCAGTCCATTCATAAAAGAACACTATGTAGATTAAATCTAAAATATGCTTATCCAATCCTTTCATATCAAACCCACGATAGAACCTTGAATCCTTACTCTTTGAAAAGAAAGAGTTATCCATAGTATCTTTATTGAACTTAATATACTTCCCTACCCCAATCTGAGTATGTCCTTCTTGGAAGGATACCTTATAACTACCTTTCATATGAACATCCTTAATCTGAAGGTAAAGACGAGAACCATCCTTACCATAATAAGTCGGGTCTACCTTTAAGGTATCATTTACTATATAAGAGTATAATTCAGCCAGAAGAGAAGCCTTAGCAGTATTGATAGTAATGGAACAATCTTTCGTATACGAGTCAATTAACATATTAGCAAACTGATAATAGATAACAGAAGCAGTGACCCCATCTTTAATAGTATCAGATATACTCTGTATCGGATACTTTATCATCTTATACAAGGACTGTAAGATAGGTTCAGCATGATACATCCCATCACCCATAAGGTCAATAAAAGGACGTACCTTTAGAGTACCGGCTAACCGATGTTCAGAATCTTCATAATACAAGCTCCATGTTGTATTCATAACACCCTCCAAGTTTAACTAAAACAACTTAAGATACATACGATTTGTTTTTACTTACCTAGATATTGTATATTTTATCATATAATTATACATATTATGCGTATAAATATGTAATAAAATCTAACCTGTCTTCTGATACATGAATACCATAACTACCAAGTTCATGATATACATAGGTTATCATAGAAGAAATTTCATTAGAGGTAAATAAAGATTTCAGAAATGAACGATAGTCTGTATCCCCAGAAAAATGAAGATTCCTAGAAAGAATACCCATACTATCATCAAAACAGAAAGTAGAAGAATCTACATCTTCATTCAATGTAAGAATACGTCTGACATAAGACATGAAAGAAAACTTGATGTAACCCTTACCTATAGAAGATACTACCCCATCTCCTAGAGTACAAGGTACTTCATTCCAGGTAACATAATCTTTAGCCATGAAACCACCTCCTGAACATGAATTAAGAAACTAACTCTGAATATTTAGACCAATCATACCGGTCTTCTTCCTTGATTACATCAAAATCTTCAATGTAATCAGGATAACTAAGAGTATAGTAATAGTAGTAGAAATGTCTACCACCTATAGAAAGAACTACCTTGAATCTTTTACACCCATCATAGATGGAATCCTCTACCTTAGACTCTACACAAGAACTATCCGTCATAGTATAGAAAGGGAATTCCTTGACTAAGGTATCTGTATCCCCAGAGTCAAATAATGAAAGAAACCGTTCAGAATCCATATGACATCCTCCTCTCTTACACCCTTAGTATACCATACTTATTACTTGATGTAAAGTAAATATATTAAGATTTATTTACTGAAATAGACCTAGAATTTTAGATTTTACTCTTTGAAAGAATGAAGGCTTAGTCCAACTTACCTTATAATCAAAATAACTGAGTTCCTGGATCTTCTGAACATGAAATCCACTACCTTTCAGAAACTGTTGAACATCATCAGACAAAGTACACCCTATTAAGCAATAAGTATTCCCAGACTGACAAGCTACGTCTACCAGATAGTAGACCCGATTTATCATGCCTTTATCTTCTTTCGACAAGTCAGAAAAAGATATTGTTTTATGAATAGTATTCAAAGTAACCACTCCCTTTTATAGAACTTATAATAGAAAAAGTACCCCAGATATATCGACTGGGGTACTTTATGAAACACTTAGTCATCTAATTCTAACCAACAATTCTGTTGACCACAAGGACCAACAACATAATCAGCTCTGTTAACCCAATTATCATCACGGAAACCTGTAGCTTCCGGATACGGGCAATCACCACACCCAGTCATCTTATCTAATTTTTCTCTGAATTCTTCAACGGTCATGGTAATCCCTCCTATTAGATATCATCCTAGAAACCTAAAGATTGAACTTTGTGAAACCAGTAAGATTCAGACCCATTCCCCAAACCAGAGTCTTCACCACAAGAAATAACTTTATCAATAACTTCAGGACTATAACGGACAGAAGCCTTAGCCTTACAATCCTTAAGCTCTTTACGGAGTCTAATAACTTCCGGGTCATCCTCATCAAGGAACATTTCTGTTCTGAACAATGTTTCAGATACCTTATACAGCTTCAAAAGAATATTAGTCATGGTAATTCCTCCTTAAGATAGTCATTTAGATTTTACTACTCCCTTACCACAACTATATTATACCATACTATTTACTTAATGTAAAGTAAATCATCATCTATACCATAAAATAAAGTATCCCCAGAGTCTGTTTGATATAAGTACCTAAGTATCCACCCCTTTAACCTAGGTACTCCCTGTAACTTTTTCAGAAGAACTGACTAGTCTTCCGTAACAAACTTTGAATGTTTCAGAATCTACCCAATCCCTATCGATGAGTTTTGGTAAAGAAGTATTTTCTTTTTCTAAAGACCGTAACTCCTCTAACTTAGAGCCAATCTCACTACAGACACGATTCTTGAAATCAACGGGTAAATCACAACTATTGGCCTTCAGATAAATTAGATATTCATCACCAGAAGACAAAGAAATATCTAATTCCCCTGTTTCCAGAACATGCTTCATCTCTTTACAGGTTCTCAAAGCATTACTAGCCCTTTTCCCACAACGTTCATCCAATTTACGGCAGATAGTTAGGTCATTCTGAATACAACCAAACATAGGAGAGATAGTGCTCTTGATAGAGATGAACTTATGAACATTCTGTCTCAGAAAATCAACTGTATTATCTTTGAACAAGATATACGGGTCTACCAGAAGTTCTAAGATATTCGGAGAACCACCCTCCAGAACATCCATGAACTTTCGGAAAGAATACATTTCAACATCATAGTCAACACCAACATCTTTTACAGAAAATCGAATAACCCCTTTATCAGGTCTAAAAGATAATATTTCTTCAGGTGTTTCATAGTAGAAACCTCGGATATCATAGTCAGACCCAGAATGAGATAGACCATAAGCATGAGAACCAGAAACTACAACATACCCTAGAGGACGACGTACAATATTATAGACCATGAAAAGAACTTTTTCCTTATCCAAGCCTAAAACAGTTTCAATCATCAAATACTCACTCCCATTCTTATAAATACACTCCCACCTTTTCAGGTGGGAGTCTTCTTTCAGAATAAGGTTAAAACAAATCAAATACCCAGCTTCCGTCACCATCGTCTTCATAGTAAACACTTTTATTAGCTTTAACAAACTTATAGTCTTCAAACCCAGGAATAGAAGTTCTCCAGACTACCCTATTCTTTGGTTCCTTATCATTGATGGAACAAGAAACCTTTTCTTTCGTCTTATGGAAATACTTGGAAAAACTATCCTTAGATACCCCCGTCTTGTCATAGTTTCGGACTAACGGGTCAAACAAATGATACAAAGCTACCATAATAGTCAACCTCCTCAAATAAGAAACATTCACTTCACACTTACAATATACCAGATTATTTACTTAATGTCAAGTACATACACAGACAAAAATATAGGTACTCCTTTCACAGAGTACCTATACCCACCTCAAAAATTATGGTCTATTAACCTCTTCTTATATTCAGATTTAATATGACTAATAGACAACCAAGCTATATTATTTCTGAAATCGGGATGTTCCTTACAGAACACCTCATAAAATGTAATATCATTTAAGATATTATCGAAGGACTCTTTGGTGTAGTTTTCCCCGTGCTGTAACCCATCCTCAAAAGATAGTATCCGGACTCTACAGTCTATCGCCTTATGTTCAGATAAAGCGTAAGAAAATTCATTAAGAGACTTATGAATAGACTCACTATCCCCCTGTAACTTCATTAAAGTAGAATCCACCTTATCAAGATGCTTTTCTACATCCTGATTAAGATATTTACCAATCATATGGAAAAATGAAGACCATGGATTTATCTCAATAGGAGCTATCTGAATCAATGAAGACAACATACATATGAATACTATTATAGTAATAACCACTGAGGATTGTAACTCTTCCACACCTGCAAAATATGCCATAAATTGTGTCATTCTCATACTCCCGGTCTAAACTTATACACCACTCCTCACAATAGGTATATATAATAGAACTGAATAACAAGTACAACTTTATGCTTTAGTTATGGGTTATTGACGAAAACAAGAACATATCGTATGATACACAGAATACCCTAAAAGAGAAATTAAGGTATCTTTCCTATCTAAATACACTGGAAGGTACTTATCAGAAAACTGTTCAGACTGAATCTTCTGAATATGTAGAGTCTGTATGTATTTAGTATTTCGATAACAACCTGTTTCTATAGATTTACACAACTTATAGTTATTACATATCCTAGATATATCGGTATGCCAATATCTTGAAAAGCTACCTGTCTTACTATCAGCAGAAAATACAAAAATAAGGTCATCAGAAATAACTATCCCGTCTATAGGAAAAGTTTCATACTGACAATGAGTAGTAAGATAGTATGGACACTTAGAACACATAGAAATACAGCTTAGATTACCCAAGGAACGAAAATCTATGATATACTTCCCTATTTTACGGAAGTATAACCTATTCTGCTTATAGTACTTTAGAAAGTGTTCTGTCATATAGTCTGTTAGTACTTTATTCTTTGGAACATTGTATCTCATGAATTTAGTCGTTAGATACATTGAACCTTTTTTAAAATCATGCATATACAAGACCCCTGTTTTGTTGAATAATCATAACTTTTTTGGATGAAAAATTCTGATTTCCACATCCATATGCACGATAGTATGTACCACCTGAAATTTGTCCAGTCATGACATATCTCTTACCACCATATTGGAAAACAGCTCCAGGCATGATACGTTCTTTTGTATTATAGTATCGTACACTCTTTTTTACAGATAAACGTGACCTCATATGCTCAGCTTCCTCAGTCCCATGTAATTTAACCATATTTTCGAACCATTCTGCAAGAGAATCGTCTTTCTGCTCCATTCGCTTCTTACGATTCTTTGCAACCGTTTTTCTGTCTAACTGATATGTACGTTCTCTCTGACAATGAATATTAGCTCTATCATGTTTTCGGAACTGAAGAATTTCAAATATTTCTGTATGTATCTTCGGATACACATTCATACAGCTTGCAGCTATACAGTACGCATCAATATCATGGTCTTTTATCAGACTGTACTTTTCACGGAAAACTTTCGTGAATCTTCCAGTTGTTACATGTACGTTCCCCGGATACAGTTTCCCAAGATCCTGAACTAATCTCGGAATAATCTGATTCAATACAGACGTGCCACCATATTGTTTTTGCAAACCCTGTTTATTTTTTCCAAGAGCATCTGCTGCTTCCTTAGAAGTGTGAACTAGTGTATGACATTTTTTACACAAACCAACAATATTCCCAATCGTATTACTACCACGTTTAGAACGTGGAACTATATGATGGAAATGCTCGATACTCTGTTCCCCACAAAGAAGACACAAACCTTGTTGCTGTACTCGAACTGCGTTTTTTAATCCACCTGTCCCATACAATGCACCATGCTGAAAGTCAATATTTGAATGTTTTTGTTCTGGATTTGCAAGCTCCATAAATGCAAACTTATTGATTTCTAGTGCAATATCTGTGATAGGGAGAATACTTCCTACCATCTGAACAAGGTTCAAATGTGTTCTAAGAAGTTGCGTAGCAGTAGGTGTTAACCACCCTTCTGGACGAATACGATTGTTGAATCTAGATTCCGTATTAATAATATCTTTTACTTCCATAGGTTTATCACACCCAGGAAGAACTCTTTCCAAAGGATGTTTTGCAGTTGTGCCAAATGCTTTGGCAAGACGTTTTCTTGCAAGACGTTCTCCTCTTCGAGATGACTTACGATGAATCTTACGCTTTTCCATAAGTCTTGGAATATCCTTGTTTCGTGTCTCACAATGAGAACGATATAAATCTGTACCATCAGAACGAACAGCGGCAAGACCAATATTTGTTCTCCCAGGGTCAATACCTAAAGTAACATGTTGTGTAACATGTGTTTTTGTCTGATATGTCAGACGAATTGTAAAGGGAACCGTACTGACTACTTTCGCCTGACCTGATTTTAACATCCGACGAACTTTACCAAAACGTTTGGTAGGCATCATCGGATTTCCATTTTTATCAAGCACATAAACATACCTCATAAAAACTCCTTTGCGGTAAGCCAGATGACGTATCTATCGTCATCTGTTGAATTTCCATAGCATTGGCGCACCTAACCAGTGCTGGTAGCTTGGAATCACCACCAGGTGAACAATACGTCACTGCTCTGCTCAATAACCCAATAACCATAAAGTCACAAGCAAACTCGTGACTTTAGTCATGAGTTATTGACGACTCCAAGCCCTCTTCATGGCCCATTTCCTTTCTTAGATAGTCTTCTAAAGACTTCTCAGGATACACCAAGATTTTACCACACAACCGACTTTTCCACTGATACATACTCTTATCCCTGACACTACCTAGCACGTAGAAAGCAGAATCATTTTTATCACACAAAGAATCATGAAAAGCTTCATAATACATATACTCAGAAAAATTATCCGTGATTACCCTAGAATCTGTATCATAAAGATACCCTAAACGAATCAAGTCTTCCTTAGGTAGTACATTCAAAGATTTTCCATACCAGTTTATTACATAAGATTTATCTAGAATATGAACCCTAGTAACCCCAAGGAAACCATATAACCTATCATGTAGATAGTATCCGTACAAATAAGAATTATCATCCCTATTGACTAACAGGATTAAATTATGGAGTATCCGTTTACCACCCCGAATAATTTTATCTTTCTTACGACTCTCATCCCACAAAGAATGTACCGTTTCCATTTCCCCAGCTGTATAAGAATCAATATAGTCTATCTTTTTAACGATTACATTCTTCTGAAGTACCCCTATACCGTGTTTTCTATGATACCTGGGTCTGTCTACAATAGACTGAAAAGATTCCTTCGTATTATAGAAATTATTAGGTACATACAGATTACCAGCCTTATCTAAAGCACTGACTTCAGGTAACCGGATACCATGAAAAACCTTGTAATTAGAAAGGTATGAAACATCAAACACAGAACCTACAAAATAGATACCCAAGATATAGAAGAACTTTTTATCCTTAGTTAAACCTACAGCATTCGTTAGTTTAAGAACTAACACTGCATAACTAACCCCTTGCTTTAACACTAATAATCGATTCTGGTATCCACCTTCTATAAGATTATTCTCAGAAAAAGAATAGTACTCCGGCATTTTCGTATCTTCTGTGAATGTACTTCTAAATAAATAATGCAGTAAATCCTTATCCCCGTATGTGATTTTCTTAGATTTTCGGAATATTTCACTACTATGACAATCTACGGGTATAGTACAGAAATCATGATAATCTATACTATACCCATCCAACTGAACCTGTACCCACAACTTTATTGGTACAGAACAGAACATAGAATCACCTCAATCCCATCTTTATTAAAATGAAAGCAGACAAAATAATATTAATGAAAACCAAAAACAGAAGTACCCTCAGCTCCGTGTCCACATTACTGAACTGAGTATCTGCCCACAATCTAAATGTAGATAATTCCGCATAAATACTATCGGACATCTCAGATATTTTTTCATCCACACTATCAGACATATCAGATATTTTTTCATCTATATTATCCTTCAACTCTACTTTAGTATCTTCATACTTAGACTTATTGAATTCCAAAATCTACACCCCCAAAGGTTTATCATTCTGAACTTCATCTAGCCACTGTTCATATCTTTTGATTTTATCCATTTCCTTTTGGATATCATCTTTATGACCTAATCGCAACCGATACTTTAGGATATTCCCCTTTAAGAATCCAATGAATTCTTCCTTGGTAAACATCTTATACATGACTAAAATAGGCTCTACCACACATTCCTTATAGTGGGAATCGTGGTGGTCATCTTCTGCATCATTAATTTCTTTAGTGCCCTTACTACTATCTACAGAAATATCATGAATAGACTCCGTTTCCATAGAAGTACTATAAGTGGTATCTTCTACTTCGTGAATATCACTCAATTCACAACAAGAGTCATCTTCATGAATGTCACTCAATTCATTTTCATTGGAGTCACTTAACACATCTTCAAACTCAGGATGTAAATGGTCTTCCTGCACTACGAATCTACCCCCACGCTTCTTAAACTTTACCGTATAGTTTTTAAGATTATTTTCACCAGACGGATAGTCTACAATAACACCCCATTCCCCAAAGAAACTAGAGTTATAAGGGTACTGGTCTCTATCTACCCAGACTTTATCCCCTTTTTTGAATTTTCTCGTATTCATAGTATAAACCTCCTTTTATGAACAGTACTATTATTTATCTCCTAGTACAGTATAGACATCATTACAATAGAACCAGGCAGACCTACCTAAGTCATCTAAGAAAACTTCATACATGACATCACCATAGTTATTCTCCCAGGTTCTCAAAATATTTCCTTCATGGTAATCGTCTTCAATAGAACTATTTCTGGTATCTACGTACACTTTAGAGTATTGAGGTAAAGGTTTACCAGGCTTTACTAATCCACTGATTTCACTTTCTTTGATAGTGACTAAGTTACAAATATTATATTCCCTATTCCCATCTTCTTTAGTATAAACATGTGTGATAACAAACTTAGTACCACCATCTGCAACCATATTCAGAACCATATTTTCAGACATAATAGTATCTCCAATATGATATACTCTCTTCAGCTCTCTCATGATTCATTCCTCCTTAGATAGTTACCACTTTCTATATACTTAGTATACCACATGATTTACTTATTGTAAAGTAAATATGAAAATAAAGGGAAAGGATACCCTTCTACAGAGTATCCCATAATATTACAATAAGGAGTCTAAATCAGAGTCATCAAACATACCCAGAGCACTGTCAATAGAAGCCGTACCATCAGAACCGAAAGAACTTACCCCGGTATCTTCATCTTGGAATACATAAGCTTCCCCGTTTACATACACCTGAGCAGGTTCATACATCGTCTGCCCCATTCGGTTCTTTAGAATCTGTACCTGAGCCGTACCCTTCATCTTTAATTCCTCAGAAGTATAGGTAGTCAATACCAGAGAACTACCTCGTTCCAGTTCATTAGCATCCGCCAGACAGGTCACATCATACACCCCGTCATTTTTAGAAGCTTTCTGCCAACTTGTACGATTAATCTGAGCAAGTAGTATCATCGTAAGTCTATGTATGGAATCTTCCCCTTCCTTATTCGGTATCTTTCGGAAGTTCTGAGCTAACCGTCTGAAAAAAGTAACATAAGCATTAATCTGATTATTAGCATCACTAGAAATACCCGTCCCAGAGAATTTACACAACTGTACATAGTCTACGATGACAGCATCTAACTGTCCACCAAGCAAATCATCTACCTTCTCCAATACAGCTGTCACTTCACCGAAAGAAAAAGTTTTGAAGTCAGACTCATCCAGTATGACCACTTTACCCCTCGGATGTACTTTACCATCATCCCCCAGATAATCCTGAGTCATATCGGGTTCCACCTCATTAAAGATGAAATCTTCTTCGTCTTTCGTCATGGTACCCCGTCGCATCTTTTCATGTCCTACATAACTGAACCTAGATAACGTCGGTAAATAACTATGACAGGATAGTAAATTGAAATATACATCCCTCTTCGGCATTTCCAGAGAGATGACACAGATATTATATCCAAGATAATAACTATTGATATGAGCTATGTTCATCCCCCAGGTACTCTTGAATTGGCCTGTAAACCCAGCAATAGTCGTTACCATACCCGGACTCATACCCCCTATCTTATCATCTACAGCCTTAATACCCGTCTGCAACCCAGCGGGTCTGGACTTTACGTTTTCATACTCAGATTTAGCATCTATCTGTATCGATACGTCTTTCGCTTTATTTCGATTAGACAACGCTTCCAGTCGGTTTAGCTCATCAGAGATTTCCTGCGTAATCCCATTCTCAGCAATGAGTTTCTGTAAGGTACTCATCCTTTTAGATATGTACAGGTTTATCCTAGCATCCAATACGTTAAAGATGTATACTCGGAAATCCCTAGCCTGTACCTGCACGACATTATCGTCAAGTTCCCCCTGCATACCAGGGAACATCCCATAAAATAAATCTTTCGTCGGCAGAGCATGACTACTTTCATAAGTATTTATGAAATACTTGAAATATTTACGTTCTGTATCGGATAGTAACCCTTTTACCTTGAAGTTTTTGGCATAGTTATCAGCCTCTTCTATCATTAACTGCAAACAATCAGTATATACACTATCCGTCTGCCCTAAACAGGAGTATATGATATTTCTCATTAGTACAAGTCCTCCATCCCATGCGGATGACGAGCCATAGAAGCCCTTTCCTGTTTCCGTTTATCTACTTCATCTTCAGTGGTATCCTTAGATAATTTAAAAGAACGTAGTCCCATCCGTACATTTAAATCTAAGGAATAGTATCCGGGTCGGTGCTCTTGGAATAACTTAGGTATCCACCCCATCTGGGTATCACAGGTCATATTTTTCTTCGTACCCCTGTAGAATACCCAGGTATAAACTTTACTCCCGTCCCTATCCCGTAGGGTATCCCTAGCCACCATAATGGAATTTAGAATGACATCCGTCTTCGTGGAGTACATGTTCTTATCGATATACACACAAAAGACTTTCTGCTTGATATCACTGACAGTCTGTAACCCTGTACCCGTACTATCATGCCCATCCCAGAATAGTTCATAGACTTGTAAATAGTTTAAGTACAGATAAGAAACAGAATGACCCAGACTAAGGAACCCCTGCAAGAACAACTCCTTATGCCAATCGTCATTAAGAAGTATCAGTACATTCTGGTTCCAGTCTACCCCCTTTACCATCTGAGAAGCTTTGTGTAACCGTCTCAGATATCCAGCCTTATCTCTCTGTAAATAGTCTTTATCGAAGAACTCCCGATACTGTATCAGGAAGTTTCTCATCCCCCGCTTTTCATCATACTGAACGGGTCGGTATACCTCATCAGGTAACATCCTTTTCATAAGCAGAACCCTCCTCTAAGATTGTCAGACCCTATCAAGAACGTTGCAGATTCATTTAGAACGTTTGATACAGGTCTACTCCTAAATCTTATACCTAAAACAAAGAAAATGTCAAGTTTTAGACCCATTTTTCAGCATTTTATCAGCATAAGATAAGATTTCCTGTACGAGTACCGTCTTTAGGTCACTCAAGCTGTACCACTGTATCAAACGTTCTGGATGAGATACTAACCCTTGTACTATCTGACGGAGTAAGGACTGCCCATGGGGACTGTGAAGGAAACTCAAATAATGGTTTTTATAAATCGTATAGGGTAAACTATCCCCACTCCAGGAATTGAAATCAGTCGGACTAGGAAACAGACTTTCTACATAAGTCACCCCTAAATCCTGAAAGTCCCCAGGTTCTATGGCCCACAAATAGGTCGGTGCCTTTCCGTCCGTATCTTCGGTTACCATCTGCCCTTTTAACTGAGACAACAGAGTACGTACAGAAGAATTAGATTCCTTACCATCACCAGAACTTTTAGTAGATTTTCTCTTCTTACGACCTTTTCCCTTATACACCCACAACAGCTCATCCTTTAACCGTTGCTGGTCACGACTGTCTGCCATTAAATAGTCTTCTGTCAAAGGCAGTTCATTTGAGATACCCACACTGGCCTGTACCATCCCCAGATGAGAGTGGAATAGTCTGTATTTATACTCATCTATCGTACCTTTCATTACCAGCGTCAAGATGTACTGATACGGGAACTTGGTATCCCGTCTACAGATTCTCCCTATCGTCTGGATGTTTGTCTTGACAGAAAAAGAAATATCATAGAAGATGATACAGTTACATTTCTGTAGATTAATGGATTCCGTACCAGCAGAGGTAATCAATACCACATCCTTAGGTTGTATCTCATCTTCTATCTTTTCCCGGTCACGGATATTGATACTGCCCGTTATCTTCCATACCTTACCCCCTATCCTGCCTGATAACAGAGAATCTAATCGGTCGATAGTGTCTGTATAGTCGGCATAAATTATCGTAGAATATCCCCTATCCTGCGTCATTTTCAGAGTAGAAAGTAAAGCATCCTCTTTCGTACTGATACCCGTTAAATGATACCTTTCAGCTAAAGCCTTTAAACCCCCATCGTCCCCATAGGCCCTATCGACGAACCGCTGTAAGTCATGTAACCTACGGCTCCAAGACCTAAGGTCACTATCATCTATCAACCCTTTACTGACTTCCTGATAGGCACTGTACTCATCTTCGGATAATTCCTTCTCTACATTCGCGAATTTCAGATTATACTGTCTCTGCCGTACAATAAGTACACCCTTTAACCGTTCCTGCAACTCTTCCAGGTTTTTATACCCGTCGATTTCACGGACTTTTACCTTCCGCCCACCAAGGACCCACTGGTCACGGAAATGGTACCGTAGGTATCTTCTATCGAACTCAGCCCTCTTTCCCAGATATCCCGGATAAAAGAAATTTACAATCGTAAATAAAGTATCCAGAGCATTTAGTATCGGAGTAGCTGTTATCCCCCAGGCAACATAGGCCCTATCCCTTAGCCCCTGCAACCTCTTATAGTACTGGCTCTTGGTATCCTGCAACATGTGAGCTTCATCTACCATCAGACATACCGTCTTTTCCTTTAACTCATCGGTAACCCCCTTTAACTTAGTCAGGTTCGTGTTCGTACAGAGGATTATCCGTGTCTTAGACGTATAGGCCTTAGATTCATTAGAACTATAAATGGCTAACTCAGAACTAGGGAACTGCGTCGTGTCCAGTATCTCCTTCTTCCAAGCCTTCTTGGCCTTTACCGGACATACAATGATAAGGATAGTATCGGGTATATGGTCTAGTATCAACCTTCCAGCCGTTACACTAGTCAAGGTCTTCCCTAACCCTGTCCCAAAAGATAATAAACTATGTCTATGTTTTAACAGGAACTCTACCCCTTCTTTCTGGTCACTCCCTAAGGTAACCACTCTCCCAGATTTCGTTTTCCAGGTGTCGGGTATCTGTACCATTTGAACTCCTCCTTCTATCATAAGATGTGATGTACATAGTATGTGAAATTACGGGTCAGAAAGTCTTTATTCGTCTGTACTACCCTCTGAGACCCTAGTCTGGCCTCTATTCGTACACATCTCCAACTGTCATCCGGATAGTGTCTGAAATTCATCTCTACCCATCCACTATCCTCCCCATCGGGACTGCACCCATTCACCACTACGTCATGAGTTAGTATCCCCCGTACATGGTAGTGGTACTGACCCTTATGCCCAAAGAACATCTTTTCATTTATGACATTCTCTATCGTGTACCCCTTAGCATCTTTGGCTGTCCGTACATCATAAGCTGTCAGCTCATGACCCCCTATGAATAGTACCGTTAATAAAACCAACAGAAAGATAGTGACTACTGCCCATCTCTTTACTCCTAAAGGTTTCATAGCGTACCGTCCTCCCCTAAGAATAGGTTAGAGTCAAACATGGCACTGACTCCATAGTCCAAGACTACCTTACCCTCTACGTTACCCTTTACGAGGTTACATCTCCAGTACTCGTTTCCTTTATACTTAGACTTTGAAAATACAAGGGTTAGTTCTCCGTATCTCTTACCCTTCGGGTGTACAGCCGTTACCGTTACAATATCACCACTCAGATTACTGCTGTAACTGTAATCAGCGTCGTTCCCAGGAAAATAAGCATCATTAATTACGTCTTCTAGGGTATACCCATCTTCATTCACATAGTGAGATACATGGTACCGGCCCAGTCCCATATTTAGGGGTACATACCCTACTTTACAGAGCAATAGTACCAGAAGTATAGTAAACACCCCTGTAAGTACCTTACCCCTAGTATGTAATTCCCCACTGTCTAAATCCATGGACTTTGCAAGGTTCTTGTCATATCTTTCTGTCTTGATTAGTAACCACTTCGTACCGTCTTCTAACAAGGAAACTACCCGTCTTGCTTTTTCAGTTAAGGAACTACCTTTGAACCCATGAATAGTATCTTTCATGTGTCCTGTTACCTTTACGGTTAATTCATCCCGATTGACTTTAACGTTTGTTCCTTCCATGATGATTCCTCCCTTTAAGATAATCATGCTTAGTGATACTTCTTAACTCTATCCTTCCTTACATGCCCATTTTACCATAATTTTATCTTTTTTACAATGGAGGAATACCATGAAATTAAAGCCAGTCACTAGTTTCATTGGATAGTATTAGGTGTAGTTATCTTCATCCCACTGCCGTACTTTCGCACCCTTACTATCCCTTAGTTTATCCACGTTATCTAGTACCAGATTCAAGGCTAGTACATAGTACATCTCTTGTAGTACCTTCCTAGATAGTCCCCTTTCCGTTACCTCTATCCCATATTCCTTTAACTCCTGTATGATTACCTCTTTCTTCATCCCGTAGATTAACTTCTTATCCAGGATAGTGTACAAGTGTCTTAACTTTCGATAACTCCACTTCACTCTTTCACCCCATCTCTTGATTAAGACATTAGATAGATTTTCTTTAAGATTTAGAGTTCTTTTTCTCTCGCTCTATCTCTTACTCTTATTTTATTTCTCTTTATTTTAATTTTTATTGAATTGATTATTTTATGATTGAATAGTTTATTACTGAAGGGTTCATTACTGAAGGGTTCATTAC